TCATCCTGAGTGGGCTTTGTATTCCAAGCCTTGCGCTCGTCAGCAGTGATATGCTTCACAGCGTCCTTGATATGCTCGTCCAGCTTGTCATTAACAACCTTAACCTTCGCGTCTGCCTCAGCCTTGGTGTAAGCGTCCGGCACTGCAACATACAAACCATCTTCCTCAACGGTGATGCTGTTATTGCCCTTGGTAGACACACGAACATTGACAGAGATCTTATTGTCATCAGAAACAGTGACCTCAGCAGTAGGAGTGACCACACCAACATAGATATCGATCAGAGCGCCAACAGGGATCTTCACGACCTCGCCAGTGGTGATAGTCAGCTCGATCTCGTGGGTTTTTGTGTTGTAAGTACCAGTCTTCACAACCAGATCCTTGCCCAGATTGATCACCAGCTCATCGCCGCCAAACACAGGCAGCTTGATGGTACGGGTCTCAGCATCATAGGTGGGATCATGGGTCAGGCCACTCATCACGGTGGGAACAGGAGCACCGTTCTTTGCCACACTCAGAGTGCCGGTAGCAGGAGAGTAGGTGACATCCGTAACAAACAGACCTTCCTTGCCCTCGGTTGCGGCGATTTTTGCATTCACATAGTCAGCCACGGCCTTGGTGGTGGGCAGATTGTCATCGCTTGCATCCGCATTGGGAATCTCAGTCACAACGGGGCGATTCAACTGTACAAACTCAGTGCCATTCCAAATGTGGAAGGTGTAGTCAGTCATACGGATATACAGCAGGCCCTGAATCTGTCCGCTTGCAGGCAGAGCGCTCACCAGCTTGCAGCTCTTGGTGTATTCATCTGTACCCTTAAAAATCTGGCGTGTGTCTGTAATAAAATACAATGTGTTGGCATCTTTGGTAGTCAGCTTATCATAATTCGCTTTTGTACCGTAGCCAAAATTTACATTAGCCATCTTTGCCTCACTTTCTTAAAATTCTTGCCAAACAAAATTTGTCGGCTCAACGTAAAAAGGTTCAATAGAAAAAAGCCCCGTGGCTTCGCTTTGTTGAACGATCCACGGAGCATATTTACCATTTTCGTCTTTCACCATAACGGTTTGACCTGCATAAGTGTCTTCCGTCTCATTTAATTGCTCGTTTGCTTCGGTAACGCTGGCGAAACAACGATTGCGGGGGCGAATCTTTTGAACGGATAGGTCATCACGCACATACATGAACTCCGAGGAGTCCTTTGTGATGATCATATCCCTGCCGTCCAGCATTCCCAGCGCAATCGCAGCTTCTACATCTTCGGCGTTACCATATCCAAGCTTGGAATATTTAGCCTGTGCCATCTTTGCCTCCTTATAAAAGAAGCGGATGGCTTAGAACGGAACCACCCGCAAACTACCGTCTTCAGTTTCGACGCTCTCCTGAGTAATCTTGACTGCACTACCGATGGGCTTGCCGTTTGCCAGCAGCTGCAGGGTATGGTCGTCGTTGTAGCTCAGGTCATCAGCCTTGCCGTCCAGAATAGCGTTGTTACGATCACTCAGTGCCTTGATCTGTGCATTCAGTTCGATAATGCGCTGGTCAAGTGCGCCCAGAGCCTCATCAGGAATAATGTCGCTCCAATTCTGAATGGGAACAACAGTGATTACGCCAGGACCAACTTTGCGCACATGCTGAACAGTCGTGCCATCTGGGTCCATTGTTACATCAACAAATGTTAGCTGGATCTGGATATCGCCAGGTTCATTGGTCAGGTTGGTGTCGATAGGCAGCTTATACTCCAACTTGTTCTTATAAAGCTCTTCTGATTTCTTCAAAATCTCTGTCTTATATCGCTTGCTGATGGGCAGAACGTACTCAAGCATCACGGTGAATTCACTCATGTCAACACCCTTATATGTAGTGTCAGCCAGAAAATGGAGAGTATCCACCTGCTTACTGCGTTCCATAATGCGTTCCCGCTTGCTTACGGTCAGTGTATTATCCTCATTGATCAAAAAGGTATACATATCACACCTCCTTCCTGATGATATACAGATACTCGTCCTTTGAGATTTTGTGTCCAGCAAACAGATTGTCCAGGAGCTTGTCCTGAATCATTCCGCCATTGTACAGCCGATGCATACTCTCAACGAACTCGCTATACTTCTTCTCGTCACTCATAGCAGCCCTCCTTGAATCAAACTCAAAGTGTAAGCATCAATAATAGCCTCAGGTGTTTTACCACCCAAGGCTTTCAGCTGCTCATATTCATACAGGTCAATTTCCTGCAGTTCCACGGTGTCATACTCTGGGCAGGGAATGAGATAATACCCATCCACATGCCAGATATGATTACCATCACTGCTGATGATTCCCTGTGCATCATCTTCCAAGCAGTTCACCATAATGTCGTGCTTGGACTGATACTTTACAAAGCGCAGGTGGTCAAGAGCATCGATCACCCGGCCATTTTTCAATACCTTGTAGTACACTCTCAACACCTCCTTAAACGCTGAACATCAGGCGGATACCCTGTTCGTTATTTGCAGGGGTAAATCCGTAATATTCGCCAGTCACAGTCACAGACCAGAAATAGCTGCCATACTGAGCATTCGGGCTTCGCGTCCAATATGCAGCGGGATTGCCATTCTCGTCATTGCAGATGCGGCTGGTATTATCAGTCATAAAGCTGATCGCCGTACCTTCGTAAATATAAGGCTCGACATTCTGAGAGGGGAACAGCTCGGCCACAGAGGGCAGATAGAAATAACTATCCGCAGTTACAACTTCGCTGCTCTTATCGCCAATGGTACTGCCAACCTTGACCTGTTTGATGATCTGTTGCCAACCAATCGGGAGAGCATTCAGAATACGACCGTCAAGGAATGTACGGATATTCGCATCTGCCCAGCCGCCAGTGTTAGTGGAACCAGTATTCAGAGCCATCTTCTGACCAAGTAGTCCAGCCTGAATAAAGCTGATAGAACAACGCTTGTTGGAATTATCGCTCAGGTAATACTGTTTGAAGCCACAAGCCTCGAAGGTGAAGTCCTCATGTGTCCATGCGGCCAACTTCCGGCAGGCAGCGTCACCCAGATCGGTATACCAGAGCTTGCCCCAGTAGATTGTGCCTTTTGCGTAACGCTCGTAAGCGCCGTCGTCTGCCTTAGCACAACCAAACACCAAAGTGGCATTTGTCTGTGTAGTGCGAGTACGGTTCAGCTGAATATAGCCAATCTCGGCAGCAGTGGTATTTGCCGCATAAACGTGAATACCATTTTCGCCCTTAGTATGGCGCAGAACGATCATATCACGAGAACCAAGATGTGCGCCGGTGGTGGATTCAGTACCCCAGGCAACCTTAGAGCCATTGTTGACCCAGAAGCGGAAACCATTCATGCCATTGGTCTGGAAGCACTGAGCAATCACAGAGTTTGCGGCAGAATCTTCGTCGATTCGATAGTCCAGTGCCATAACCCAGCTACGGTCCTCAGACAACAGAGATACGCCGGTGTCGACATAATTCTTGCCAGTAAAGATCTTCGGCTCGTTGAACAGAACTTTCTCTTCCACGTCGCTAAAGGTGAAGTCATTGCCCATCTTGATGGTGATAGCGTCTTTGTCAGAAACAACACTCTGCTCCAGATTCACCTTGGTCATGGCATAAATCTCAACAGGGCGCAGGTCACTCAGCTGCTTGTCTCTGAAGTAGCCGCTGACATATTCGCATATATCGTAAACAGCATTGATATCCTTGTCACCGTTGACATAGCCGCCCTTGTCCCAACCGCTAAACAGATAATACTTATAAGCAGTCTCTTCGCTGGTATAGGTCGGAGTGTCGCCATCGTACAGAACCATGGAGCCATACGGAGCAGTTGTCTGTTGTAAAACAGCGCCGCGATTCATATAGCGCACACGATACTGACGCACAGATTCATCGTACACAGCAGTGACAGTCTGATTCTCAAAGACAGGAGTAAACTCAGTGTCCCAGCCACTGAATGTAAATACCGTACTGATGGTACTCGGGAAGGTAGGTGTCGGGATCGGATTGTCAGAGCGGGTCACAGGATCAACTGCACGTTCACCTTTGTCGATATACTGGATATCCAGAACAGCGCCATCCTTATTCACGAACTTCCAAGCATACTGGTTGATCATGGTGTTGTAAGTGATCTCCAAATCAGGCCAGCGCTCTGTGTATAGCAGCTTCTCACGCTCACGGATGATAGGCACATGCACTTTGCCTTCCACGACAGAATGGTCAGTGTTGTAGCCATTTTCATCCAGACCGCTCATTGCGTACAGGCGATTCAGCAGGGAAGTATCAGCCAGTTCCCAATCAATACCGGTAATACGCACACGGTTCAGGTTGGTGCACTTGCCCAGCATATCTTTCAGATCGATGGTTGCACACTTCTCAACGGTCAGCGTAGTGATATTGGTGTAATCCTCAATCGTCAGATCAGTCAGATAGTTCAGGTTCTTTGCGGTTAAGCTGGCGATTGCAGGCAGGTGGGCGATTTTAATCTTGCCGCCACTTGCAAAGGAGACACCGGTAATACCAGAGCCGTCAGCATAGAACTCAGTCAGGCTGGTGCATCCGGTCAGACCAATGGATTTCTTCAGGTTCGGCACGTTCTGCAGGTTCAAATGTTCCAGTAGAGTGTTATTACCGACAGCGAAATCGGTCATGTTCGTATTCTTATAGCCGCTCACACCGGAACCAACTTTCAGCTCAGTCAGCTTAACACCGTGGCTGAAGTCAACATAGCCGGGATAAAAGCCAGAGATATCACCAATACTCTGAATAATAGAAGCATTATAGATATAAACTTCAGTATCGTTCATTGCAGTGATAGGGCATTCGATTGTGTAGGTCTGGCCGCGCTTGCCGCGCACCTTCACAGGGTTGGAGCCGTACAGAACAGAGACATAGGTATCAGCGTATGGTGTGATATGGAAGGTGCCATCCGGCTTCACGCCAGTCCAGTTGGTGGGAGTATAACCACGAATGGTCATATCATCACTGGTTGCAGCAGAACCGGAATACTTAGATGCCATGTACTTTTCTTGATAGCGCTGGAACTGCCGACGCTGATGCCGCTTGTTGCCATGCATCATGGGCAGATAGCTGGTGGTATTGATGGTGGGATCTTCGTAGGTGCGGAAATATTTGCGCCGCATGTCCATGATCCAAAGCTTTTCGGGCTTCACATCCTGATATTCCTCGAACTTTTTCAAAATACGGGTCGCACTCCATGCCAGCGCATTCTCACGGTTGCGGAACATCGCTGCTATCTCATCGGGGAATAGGTCGCGCAGCTTGCACCACAGTTTGGAGTCGGCGGCGTTAAACACATTCTTTGTGCCGATGGTGTCAGTGTCCTCATAGCCATAAGTCAGAGTCAGACCACCCTCGTTATCATTGCCCATGGCGGTATCGTTATCGTAGTCAAAGCAGAAGTCCCAGTGAACCAGATCGCTAGTATGCGGGAATACGTTCTTTGCACGGTTATCAACCATGGTGTGGCGCTCAGTAAACAGATAATGGAAAATAGCAGAATCAAGATCGAAGTGATCCTTGAAATGTGCCTTAAATTCCTCATCATCCGCATTTACCACCCAGTTCTGAGCTGTGATCCACGCCTGTTTGCCTGCCTCGATCTCTTCTTCAGTGCAGGCGGGGTTGCTGTAACGGAACTCAAACGAGTGGTCGCCGTCCCAAGTTTCCTGCGAGAAATCACCGCTCAGGAAGCGGGTCTGCTCATCGGCGTTGTTGTCGATCTCAACGATAAATTCCTTGTGATTCTCAGGGTCCATACCCATCGTATCTTTGTTCTTTTTGGAGTTGCCAATGTCGCCGCAGGCATAGAAGTGCCACTGACCATCGTTAAATACGGTCGCATTGGTTGTATCGGTCTCCTGAATAAACACGACACATGGATAGAACGCCATGGTATCACGCACTTTTGGATTATCCTTCTTAGCCTGACGCACATAGGGGTTGAACTCATTAAAATCGTCTGCCAGCAGGGCGTTGTTTGCATTCTCAGAGGAAGCAACATTGACTTTGATGTTAAAATACTTCTCAGGAACGCTGTTTTCGGTCAGTGCATAGGTGTCGCCTGTAGTATCGTCACCAAACGTAAAGCCGCCTTTGCAGTTGATGTCAATATTTCGAGCAGATGCGCCATAGTGGTCGGAGCTGGTGCCTTGACCCTTGTGGGAGCCGGTAGCAGTCCAGTTATCCTCCTTAGCACGACCATTCTTATAGATCTGCTGGATCGTAGTGTTGGCAACCTCGTTCTTCTTGCCAGTTGTGAAAGTAGGTGCGGAGATCTTGATAATACGCAGATCTGGGCACTTCTCTGCCAGTAAGTCAGGGGTCAGTTCGCCGCTCGCATCCGTAATGTCGTTACGCATATAGCGAGAGACCATCTCTTCTGCGTTCTTCGCATCAGCAATAAAGTTGTCCAGAATCTCATCATCCGTCAGGTTCATACCGTAGCTCTTCATGCGGTACACGATAACGTCACAATCGTCAGAGCCAATAGTAATGCCAACGGGAGCAGCCTGAGTAAAGCTGTCGCTGGTATCATACAGTTCAACACGGCAGGGGATACCGTCACACCACAGAACCATCTCGCGGAACTGTTTGTCCGGCAGAATATTGAACTCGAACTCCAGGAAATCGTCCTCACAGATGGGCAAATCAATACTGTTCTGGTGGCTGGTCAGCGTAACTTTCTGAGCCTGAATGTTCAGACCAACACCGCCATTCAAACAGGTTACAGCAGTAGCATCATAGTTGCGGACGTTCGTGGTCTTAAACACCAGCTTAAAATTCTTGCCGCTCTTCTTTGCATCGTCTGCGAAAAGCTTATAGCTGATGGTAGCAGTCGTACCGGCCTTGACACAGAAGTAGGTGTCGCCATCTTCGTCGATCTGGTAGCCACCGTTCACCCAGTCAAAGTTGTCGCTAACAGTCATCTTGTTACTGCCAGAACTCCACAAACGGTTCACATCTGCGTTGCTGCGGCCAGCGGGATTAAAGTCCAGCATCAGGCCGGTCTTAACGGGCTCAATGGTAATGCCCAGGTCTTCGATCTTTGCGGTGATGCTCTTGATGGTAGCGCCGCAAGTAATGGTCAGAGTGTGGGTGCCAATATCAGAAGATTTAAAGCTCCAAGTCTGAGCAGCACGGCCAACAGTCAGTGTAGAAGTCTTAATGCCATCAACTTCCAGCGTAATGCTTGCAGTAGAAGAGGCCGGGTTATAGACAGTGTAAACAATGCCGGTGGTGCTGTACTGTTTTGCGGTGAATTCCTTTGTGGCGCAGCTGATAATCGGTGTGTTATTGCCTTCTTCTGCCCACATAATATCTTTATAAATGGTATTACTGGTCACAGCTTTGCCATTGATATTTGCAGTCATGGTCACTTCCAGCAGGTGAGCGCCGTGTTTCTGTGCTGGAATCGCATAGGTCATCTGTCTGCCGGTAACCGCAGTTGTAACACTACCAAGCTTTTTGCCATCCAGAGTAAAGGAAACGTCCTTATTGATATTTCCGTATGGAGTAAAGCGGAAAGTAACTTCACCACTATAAACCAGAGAATCATCGAAGATACTCTCCAGATAAAACTCGACAATATTGATATTCCAAGTCTTTGAACCCATGCTACCAACGGAGTCAGTGACCTGCAATTTGATCTTATTGTCACCATTGTGCAGATATTGGGTGATATCAAAACTGTTCTTGCCCTGGTAAACAGTCGAAGTTGCGACCTTTGTGTTTCCAACATACCATACACCGGTAGCATCGCCCGTGTCTTCGCCAGAGTTATCCACAGAAGTAAAGTTGAACTCAACAGTTGCGGTGTCACCCTTGACAACAGCGATAGAAGACTCGCCAATACGCTCAATGGTGATCGTAGAGGTACTGCCACCACCACCGCTGCCACCTTCAATAATAACAGTGGTCTTGACCGTGCCGTTCTCCAACAGGTTCAGCTTGGAATCTTCGTAAGTGATATCGTACTCGCGACCAGAATTCTCATCGGGCTTAAAGTCTTTCAAGGTTTCCTGAATCTTAGCGATATCCGCATTGGCCAGGTCAACAGAGGTCTGAATACCACCAACCGTATTCTTCAGGCCGCTCACATCACTGGATAGCACGTCAACGGTCGTCTTGTCTGCTTTCTTATCGAGCAGTGCGTCGGTGGCTTCCTTATTATAATAGGAGGACTTCAAAGTCTCCGGCAGGTCGCCAACACTGTCCTTCAGCTCCTGCACAGCGGCATCATTTGCAGTCTTATACTCAGTCAGCTCAGTCTGAACAGGGGTCACAGCAGTGCTGATCTTATTGTCCACAATGCCGTTATACATGCTTACCCACTCAGCAGAAGGATCAGTGTTCAACTTGATCTTTGTGATCTCTTCAGCACCATTCAGGAACGTCAGGGTGCGAGTATCGTTGTCATATTGCACATTGAAATTTGCCAGACCATCCACGGCAGCAATCTCACCACGCAGCATCGTAACAAAGCCATCAACCTCGTCCTTCTTATAGAACTGCGCCAGCTTTTCATCCACACTTGCAACTGCATTCTTTGCGTCCTGTGCGCTCTTCTCAGCAGCGGATGCGGCAACCTGTGCTTCGCCAACCTTCTGACTCATTGTTGCCAGGAACTGGGTATACCAGTCATTACCACTCGGATCGACCATTTGCTTGCCGGTCAGCGATTTCAGCACATTCAATCGGCCATTCGGGCGGGTGCGCCACAGATAGCTCTTGGTGGTGCTTGTATTCGGGACATTCACAGCACCGGATGCCATGATCTCAAACTGCAGCTCGCCCTCTTTTGCAGTAGCATCATTTGCCACCAGCCAGTAGAAGCGGATCTTGGTATTGCTGTAGCTCACGTTGATAGGGGAAGCGTAATTCTCCTCTCTGTCTGCATTCAGGTAGTGGATCTGAATCGTCATCTGAAGCAGGTCAATACCATCATAGTAACGCGGCATTTCAAACGGAATAACCTGCGAGTTGGATTCCTGTGTGATATTGATCTGATTTGCATCCAGCTGAATGTCTTTGTTTTTGTCGATGTAAGACCACTGGTCATCAGAGTAATCAGCAAACCAGGTGTAATTGCCACTACGCTCAAATGTCTCTTCTCCGTTATCATCATACACGGCAATTTGGTCTTCGTCATTTAATTCCAGAGTTGCGACATCTATATCATCAACAGAAACATTTGCGGGACTTGCAGCTTTTTTCGCAGCCAACCGCTTAGATTCTCCAAAAGATAGTGCCATTTGCTCACTCCTCTCTTATTGTTCATCTGCCGTAGTGGCAGTTAATTCGGGAAAATATTTATCAAACAAATTGTCCTGATAGAACGTATATTTGTTGTTTACGATATAAGTGTAATAAGGGTAATAGCGGCTCAAAGAAAGCGACATCGTGCCTTCACCCAGATTCATAGAAATGCTTTTGATGATCCAATCCACGGGGGTCTTACCGCCCAGATATTTGGCAGCATACTGAATCTTTTCATTCACGTCGAGCCACGGAACCAGTCGCGTGGTCACACTCAGGCCGTCAGTCAGGCGGGCACGCTTCCACAGTTCGTATTGACAAACTTCCATGGCTGCGTCATCCGTAGTGTAATTCTCGTAGTCTCCACCCGATAGAATCTCAGTTCTACGACCGATCTTTTCAATGGATAACCGTGCATTGTACAGGTCATCAATATTGTTCGGGTCATTCACACAGATAAAAGCCATATTGTCGCAGTTATCTTCTGCCTTTTGAGCTTCGATCTCTTTGGTAGCCGGGATTTCGTCCACCAGTTTTGCCATAGCGTGGCTCTGCTGTTGGCCCAAAAAGTAGATACGGCCAGTATTCGGATTCCACTGGAGAACATAATACTTCGTTGCCTTAATACAGCCTGGGTCTTGAATAATATCCGAACCATTAGCATCAGTCAAAGAACGATACAACGTACTTGTTTTTGTCTCAGAGTGAACCTGTTCATTGCCGTCTTTGTCTTTAGGTTCCTTCCATGTAAATGTCAGCACTACCGTCATTGCGCCGCTTAATACATTACCGTTCTTATCCGTTTTGGCAGCTTCAACATTTGCAGGAGCAACAAAAGAAACTTTCGTTTCACTCGTCAATGTTGTTTTGGTTGCATCTAATACAAGGTTAAGTGTCTTATTTGTACCAGACCATCCTTTTACAGTTGCAGCTCCATCCGCTTCAATCGTCGCACCAAACACTTCGACACAGTTTCGAACAGCGGCATAATCCACCGTGGCCGATTCGCCATCGTTTGTCACAAGCTTCTCGAATACTTCCGGGTCAAGTACAGGCGGGTCGTCAAATCCACTGGGGATTTCCTTGCATACAAACACATCATCGTCAAAATACATCTCAAACGGATAATACAGGTCACGCAATTCTGATAGAATATCCCAAACAGTCGAGCCTGTATCATAATCCAAGTCATGTGGAACAGTGCGGCTCCAATAATCGATGGAATATTTCTTGAACTCCGTTTCATCTCTCAGCACCGCCCAGATGGCATCACCGATACGAGTGCCTTTCTCAATGCGATGTGTGCCACCAACCAGCTGTCCACCCAGATCTCCATTGATACGAGAAACCAAATCAACACAGCTTGCCTGCACAGTGTTTTCTGTTGCGCTATATGTAAAGCCATTGGATGTAAATGTATAGCACCCCTCGTTGTACCAATAGATTTTCACACCATTAACATAAGAACTGTCAGCTGAATTGGAATAGCTAAGGAACAGGTCGTTATACAGCTCATTCAGCGCAGTCTTTGTGTCAATCACTTCTGCCTGAATGTCGTGCATGGAATGTCCTACAAACACACTGGTTTTTCCGTAGGTCTCCCTTAATTCGTCTTCGCTCTAACCGGCAATGGCAGAAACATCCACCTTACCAAGCGTAACTCCGTTCAGAACCATACCTTCAACAGCAGCAATCATTCCATGGACATGCATTTTGTTACCATACACGAAACTATCGATGCCTGATTTGTCTACCTCAAGGATATTGGCAGGGGAGAGACCGCCGCTCATTGACTTCGCTTTTGTTGCCACAGCATCCAGATAAGCCCAGATATCATCCTTCACAAGCGGTACAAGTCCGTCTTTGGTCTGCAGCATCGGTGTAAATGCGATATAAGGGCCATCTTGACAAATTGGGTCATCACTTCCCAAAACTGTAGAGTAATCACCAAGTTTGGTGTACCATTCCTCTGCTTCAGCTGGGTCATCCGGTGGCGTGCCGTCATTGATCTGGTCAAAGAACGTATGATACTTTGAGATATTGGCTCGTGTCCACACCAGCACATCTCGATTCAGATTGTCGATATTGCCGTATTTTGCATAGCCTCTATTTGTGATGTCCTGAATCAAATCATCATAATTCGTCGCAGCGAGCTGATAATCCGCATTTTCCCTGATCATCTCGTCAATACTCTTTGAAGCACTGATTTTTGACATTCCTCTTCCTGACAGACCAATGAATACACGCACATTTTTACTGATCCAATCCTCTTCCGTCAGGCTGGAAATGCCGCTCTTCTTACCCAGATACAGGGTCACATTAAAGGTTCGCCGCACGTCAGATTCTGAGTCAATAGAAATAGAACCATCGATCACAAGACCTTCCAAACTATCAATTGTAATAAAATCTTTGTTCAACATATCAATGCGGCAGTAAATATTAGACGAATGATTGTTCAATAGCGCCAGGTCTGCGTCAGTCGGAAGATATGTCATACGCTGCCTCCCGGCTGATAATCACTCAGCCCATTGTTATACATGTCGCTCTCACTCTCTGCGTCACCGAGCTCCACAAAGTCGAATTCCAATACGCCCTTGTCGTAATGATCAGAACAGGAGATAGACACATTGCCATTGACACCCATCAGCCATCTACGGCCATCAAACATCTTCAACAGCTTCGCACTGCCGTTGGTCAGCCACTCGCTCAGTTCATCACGGAACGCATTGCCGCCATTGATATCAAAGTCTTTCATTGTGTTATCAAAACGGATGCCAACACCAGAGAAGTGGCCGCTGTAATAATTGGCTTCACTGCCAGCAAACAGATACGGGTATTTACTTCCCATCGTCTCAACAACTGTAGCAGAACGTACCTTCTCAACACTGTCAACTTTCGGCTCAAGGAAAATATGATAGATCTTATTGCCGTCAGTGATCACAGCACCATCAAAGTCGCTTACAACGCTGGCCTTCGCATAGCCAAGCTCAATGCCATTTGCAACGGGAGCTACGGCGTACTCATAGTCGGTCTTGCGGCCAATGGCGTACAGGTCGGTGTAATCAATCATCACATAACCATCGTCAGCGCTGTACATATAAAAGTCATTGAAGTCTTTTGTCTCCAAATCCTGATTCTTTGTTGCCGATACCTCAACACGATAGTATTTCATGTTGTTCAAGAAGGTCTCAGAGAACCACTCTTTATACTCGCTGGAACTCCTGAATTCGTCGGTCGATGTAAAATCACTTGATGCCTTGATGAACTTGCGGTCAGCAGTATATGCAATCAGACAAAACGCCTTGTCCTCAGATTTGAACTGGAAAGAAAGAACTCGATTCTTGTCGATATAATCCGAAGTCACTGCCTTATAGTTGCCCATCGGCTGACCAGTCGTTTTATTGATGTGGAGGTTTGACCAGCCCATCTTCATAATGACATGGTTCAAGTCAATCTCTTCCTGATAAAGCGAAGTCCAGATTGCTGCGCCTTTCTTACGTCGTTTGATTCGCAAGGCATTTGCACCACTGCTTCTTGTCAGAAAATACTGTGCGTGCATACTGATATTAGCCATACGATAATTATTCTGCACGGTGAACTCTACGTCATCCACATACTCTGGATAGTCAGTTCGGAACGCCTGTAAGCCAGTGTCCAGCTGATAACCGCCAACAGATTCTGCCGTCGCTCTCAGATAATACAGGGTATGGTTATCCAGTCCATCGATCTGGAACCCCTTCAAAGAATCACGGTAATAATAGCTCACCGACTTTTTCAACAGCTCGCGATTCGCATCATAAAGCCAAAATTCATAACGATTTACAGATTCACCCTCCGATACCTTATACTTGTAAGAGAACTCAAAGGAATAAGAAGGGTAGGGGATAGTAGTCACGCCTGAAGAACTCAGGTCATTCAGCTTGATTGTCGGTTCCTCATGGCAATAAAACAACAGCTTGTCCGAGTATTCTGAAAACAGATTCGTGCCCTTCAATCGGCAACGAATAATCATATAGTACGGATCTTTGCGGTTTTCAAACGTGCCTGCCGGAATCGTAAAATATCGTGCCAAACCAGTGCCACCGGCAGGGAATGTGCCAAACTTATATATACCTTTTGAAAGCGTATCACCCTGCAAAATACTGCCCGTCGGAGTATCGAAGACGATAAGAGCAATGATATCAATGTCTGCGTATGCGGCAAACTGAAATGTATGATCCTTTGTGGCATCAAATGCGCCGATTTTAGATAGAATTGGTTTCAAGTTATCACCTCCGAATTATCCTTCGATATATAGCAAAGCTCACCGTTGGTATTCACAGCCAAATTCAGTGCGGCCAGAAAATTGTCAACAGTAATTTCTGAAATCGTTTTATTGATATCTGATACGTTCGTTTTCAAGGTCGAGATGTTCGTATTTGCAGCCGAAATCTTGCGTGTCATATCTTGATAGTGATTGGATTCAGCCGTTTTTGCGTCATCAATGTCTGTCTTCAACGAAGTAATATCAGAAGCATTTTTCTCAATGTTGCTTTTATTGTCGTATACTTGTTTCTTTGTAGCGGTATAGTCTTTGTTTGTGAAATCACCAAAATTATCATTGAAGCCATTCATCGAGCGCCACAGACTAGCTACATCGTCGGCTTCTTTTGTCTCAAGAGCGCCAACACGTTCAACCGCTGCGTTTGCAGTCGTATCATCCGTATACTTTGTCGCAACAGCCCAGTCGCTGAATGTCCATTTTTCGGTTTCACCTCTCGCAGTAATACAGATGTACAATGCACCACCGGCACCGCCATAAATCCAGAGATCATTCACATCGTATGGAACAGTCGGTGTATCAGTAAAAACACGGACTTTTTCTGTCGCAAGATCTCGTGCGGATGTTGCCATCGACAGTGCATTGATAACACCGGCATCCACAATTTCCATCCAGAAATACTGTTGCTTATCCTGGTCATATACCCAGCGATAGCAAATACCAGTCCTTTTATCGTAGTAGATGTCGTTGACGTGTGCTTTTTTCTCTTCATCTGTTTTCCAATCTGAAGCAGGGTAGTTGTATGTATGCGGACGACCATTTCTGTACCAAGTATTGATGGTATTTCGCAGCTGACCCTGAACAGTATCTTCTGTCTGCTGGGATTTGTCTTTCATCGACTCAAACTCGGCGTTCAAGCTATCGACACCGGTCACCAGAGATTTCACTGTCAGAATTTCAACACTGGTATTACTCTCCGATACAATCAGGTTACGGAAGTTGCCCTGCAAAGCAGTCACAACAACCTTCTGGCCAACAATGTAATCGTGATTTGTTACAATGCCGTATTCGCCACCGAATACAGCGATTTTATAGTGCTGGTCTTCTTTTTCTGTAATTACTCCATAGGCGGACACGTCAAATTTTGCATTCTTTACGGCGCGTTCAGCGGCAGAAGTCACCACCTCGGCCAGCACATCAATAGCTGATTTATCTGCCATTTCTTTTCCTCCTAATCAAAAATAAAAGCCGACCCGCTAGGCTATCCTAGTGGTATCGGCTGTAAAAGCTATTACTTACCGCTTGCTTTGCATTTGAGCAACCTTAGTCGGTAACTTCTGTTTGATTTCATTCGCCAGAGCGTCAGAGCTGCCAACAGGATTCGTGATAATAATATCGCCAATCGAAGTTGTAACATCTCCACCGCCACCCTGAACAATCGGCTGAGAACCGTACTTTGCCATCTGCTTCTGGAACCATGCATCCGGGTTGCCACCCATCTCGAACAGGCGAGAGGTGATATCAGCAGGGACAACACCGTCGCCGGTTTCAAGATAGGTATAGCGCCCAGATTGCGGCTGACGAACCAGCATCTCAGGACCCTGCTCGTCAACGTTAGCAAAATTAGACCTCTTTATTTCCTTTGTGCCACTTGCAAAACCAAGTAATGATCCAAGGAACTTAAACGGTGCTGTAACAACATCGGCTATGCCTTGGCCAACGCCTCTAATGAACTGCCCGGCTCCTTCCGCAATATTCTCAAGAGCCCCTTTCTGTTTAGCAGGCTGTTGAGCAGTTTGTTGTTGCTGTTGTGTCTCTTGCTTTGCCTTCTCCGCCTTTGTAGCGACAGCTTCAAATGCATCACCTGTGGTCGCCAAATCGTTTTTGATCGATGTAACGGCAGCTGTACATCCGGCCTTGATGGCGTTGTAAGACTGATCCATCACCCACTGCATATTGTTTGCTAAATTCGTAGCGCCAGGTTCTACATTCTTCCACGAATTGTCTGCATCCGTTTTCAACTGACCATTCTCACCAAATGTATTAGAGCTCGAAGAATCAATCTCGGCATAACCATCTTTCACAGTTCCCTGAGTCATGTCTGCAAGATTAGTTACGCCAGCCTCATTCATGCTCCAACTATTGTCAAAGCACGCACGCATATCATACATCAGCTTCTGGGTGTCTTGACTGGTGTCAGCCCATGCCTGCTCCATTGTTTTTTGAACATTTGTGCTCAGGGTCTTTACACCGCCGCCAACCTTACTCCAGCTGTGACCGAATGCCTTGGAGATCTCGTTCATGGCCTTATTTGTACTATCAACAGAAGACTTATAAGACGCATTCAGCTTATCCGCAATCTCCTTAGACATATCGCCGGAAGTGGAAGCAAGGCTGTTCCATCCGCTGGTATAGATCTTTTGCAGCGAATCGAACATCGTGTTGATGACATCTTCAACCTGTTCGGCGCTCAGACCAGTATTCTCATTCAGAGCATCAAAGGTGTTATTCACCAGCTCATTCATCTTCTCAGACATCTTTTTGCTGGTTTTTTCAATATCCTTTGTGTCCAGACCGAGCTCGCCAGCCACAGATTTCCAGCTAGACTCAAAGTTGCTCGTCATAGACGAAATTTGGCTCTGAGTCGCCTTCTTTGTGTTGCTGGTGGATTCTGTCACTGTCTTAGAAGAGTTGATCCTACCGACCGTAGACATACGATATACAGTCTTAGTAGCCATATAAATCATGCTTTGAACGGCGGCAATGATCGGATTATCACTCTTCTTGAAAATATCAGAGAGTCCAGACATGAACTCGTTTGTGTCACCAAGGATTTCATCATACTCGCTCTCGAAAATTGAGCCAACACCAGCGGCTGCGGCAGCTGCGGCACCACTCAATTGAGCATTCGGACCTTGTGCACTCATACCGGCACCGGCAGCGGCACTACCGGTCACTTCGGCCAAGCCTTTTGCCAGCCAGCCCTCGGGGTTAGCACCAATCGCCATCAGGTTGTCAGTTTCCTTTGCAGGAATAACACCGTCGCCCTTTTCAAGATAGGTCATGCGTCCCTGATCGGGGTTACGAACAATCAGCTCTTCGCCCTTTTCATCAACGTTTGCAATCTGGCCCTTCTTAACGCCACGAGTACCTTTTGCATATTTCTTTGCTTGGAATGCGGGGGTAGGCTCATCAACCTGTGTACTGGAAACATTACTTGCAATTGAAGCAATCGTAGCAATCAGAGCAACTGCACCTGCAACAGCTGCAGCGGCAGCAATCCAACCAGCAATAGGAATAGAAGAAAGAGCTGCAGCAATCGCTTGCATCATAGCGGCCATAGCACTGCCAACGCTCGTCACCAGAGTACCAAGTCCGGCGAAGATAGAAGGGAAGAAGCTTACAACGCCAGACGAGATGGCACTACCGATAGACTGTGCGCCAGCCGCAATTGGGCCAAACATACTTCCGACAGTCTCAACAATGCCACCAAGACCCAGTCCTGTTTGACTGTTCAGTAGACCAAATCCTTCTGTGAAGAACGAACCAATGTCACTAAACATCAACCCGGTTTTCTCAGAGATAGATGTCTATGCACCTGAGAAGAACTTACCGATACTGCCAAGATTGTCTTTCGCAGCACCAACCAGTCTCTCAAAGAATCCACCAGATACACGCTGAATATCGCCGGTATTCACCTTTATTGTGTTGCCAAGGATATCCAATGTCGCAGTGGTGTCTGATTTTAGTGCAGCAGAACCAGCCCTGTTCTTACCAGTGATCCAGTTCCAGCCGTCAGAAACAGCCTTGGCTGCCCCATCGAACATCTTCTTGAAACCGCCACCAAGATCAAAATCACCGTTTTCGCCAGTGAACATGTTCTTGATTTGGTTGATGAAGCCAAAGACTCCGCCGCCGTCACCACTTCCGCCATTAAGAATGTTCAAAATATTCGCCAGTGTCTCCAAAGTAGAGATCAAATTGGAAATATCAGTGATAACATTCTTGACGTTTGTCGCGCCCTGAATGGCCTGCATATTGTTAAGGACACTACCCTTGAAACCGTCATAGTGACCCTCCATCTGCTCAAATGTCATGGCCTCGAACTCGGCTGTGTATTTTAGCTTCTTCTGATAATCATCCCAGCTGGTGCCAATAAGATTATTGGTTTCCTGAACTTTATCTTTGAGCTTTTCCAGCTTGTCAATTTCATCTTTCTTTTTGTACTCACGCTGCTTGTCAGACAGGTTCTGTCCGGCTTCACGAACTGCATTTTCATCTGCTTTCCATACAAAGCCCTGACCTCTGCCGCCATATACATGGACAGTTTTATTGGCCTTTGCACGCTCGTATTCATCCTGAAGCTTTGCCAGTTCGATTGATCGCTCCTGTGCATCGTTTTCTTCATTGAGTGCGTCAATACGCTTGTCAATAACATCGATCCAAGCTTCACCCTGAATCTTGAGGTCGTTGGACTGTTTGTCGTTCAAGTCATCAAAAACACCGATAAAAGAATTTAAAACAGTGTTCAGTTGGGACATCAGGGTCTTCAGCTTGTCAGCCGATTTGCCCATGCCCTCCATCGAATCTGCGCCCTTGTCAAGAGAGTCCGCCAACGCACGCAGAATCTCTGCTTGATCTTTTGTCTCATCTTTTAGTTCGAGCTCTGCAGCCTTTGCCAGAATGTCGGCCTTGGTTTTTGCCAGCATCGCTTCTTTATTAAAGACGAGCTGGTTGCCCTCCAATTTGAGGAACTGCAGATACTCGGGAGACATTGTAAGCAGTTTCTGAATACTGTCAATGCTCAAACCGCCATAAGTGTTGTATTCGTTTGTGACATCACTCAGATCAGTCCAGGCACTCTGCATCTCATCAATCTTGGAACTAAACTCTTCAACCGTAGAACCCAGTCCGTCGAAATAGTCCTGAACAGAAATAACGTTGTTCTTGATATTATTGGCAGCAGTTTTATAACTATCGGCAATTGCATTGGCAGCCGCGTTATTCTCATCTCTGGCAGCTTCTGCTTGCTTTTCGAGAGATTTAACAACAGCATCTTTCAGTACATCTCCACTTAGGTCGATCTTACCAGTATCTTTATTGTAGGCTTTATTGATCAGATCCGGATCATATTCACTATACTTTTTAATGGATTGCAGTGCGGCACTTTGAGCTTCAGTGCCTTCATAATCCAGAGCACCAGTACGGCTCTTTTCTGTCTTTTCCTTGACTACTTTTCCGTTGTCCCAAACACCCTTAAAGTCATCTGTTACAGCTTTAGCATCAGAAAGAGCAGAACCATATCCTTTAATCGCATCCGTAAGCTGTTCAAATGTAATTGTAGAAGAGTGAACATTTTTATCCAAATACGAAAGGATTCGAGACAATTCGGTTGCCTTCTTAGACGCTTTCCCGTTCGCCTCTTCTTCCTTTAATTGATTTTCTACTATCTTTCTAAACGCATTTGCATTGATTTCTAAATGGTCTCCATTTTTTACTAAGCAAGACGTAAATTTATCTTCCAAAGTCATAAGAGACTTCATGGTTTCGACAGTGATATAGCCATACTGGTTATATTCCTTCATGGCTTTTGTCAGTGTATCGAATGCGGATGCAGCATCTGTTACAGACTTGGAGCTTGATCCTTTATTTGTTTTGTTAAATCCATTAAGTTGGTTTTTAAGCTCTTTTCCGCCTTTAATAGCAGCCTGCATATTACTATGAATAGCGGTCAGACGAGTATTCAATGCGGCTGTTATTGTATCAATTTTCGCCTGCATTGCGTCATCGCCTTCAGCTGCTCCTTGTGCGGTCGCCAGAGCAATAGCTAAGTCACCAGTAGCGGTTGTTGCATTTTGGATAGCAGGTACGGCATTTTCAAGGGCGGTCTGCTGCTCTTCGGTGGCGGTCGTTAAATCCTCGGTTTTCTTCTTAGCATCTTCCTTTTGAAGCGCATTGAGTTCGTTCATGGCTTGATCGATTGCGGTTGCCTCAGCTTCGGTATACTGCGCAACAATTAGATCAGCATAACGTTCGTTGTTGATTTTCAACTTTCCATCTACAACATCCAGACATGCAAGATATTCGTCATTCATACTCAAAAGACCCTGCAAAGCGTCTGCACTCATATAACCATATTTGTTATATTCGTCCATAGCGGTTGTACAAGCCTTATATGCAGATTGGATGTTGTCTATATTCTGAGAGATGGTTTCCATCTGTTGAATAGCAGACGATACGCCATTTACGGCATTTTCGATACCACCAAACATACCGTTTTCTTCGCCAGCTTCAGCCACACCCTGAATAGAAGTCTTGTATTTCGTGGCTGCCTCTGTAAGAGTATTGATAGCTGCGGCCTGTTCGTCAGTTAATTCTACATCATCGGCAGTAAGACCAACAACATCAGATACTGTCATTGCACGAGAGTCTTTACCAAGAGATTCGGCAATATCATCAAAAGCACTTTGTAAATCATTTGAGAGTTGATTCTTAGTGGTAATATCGTTCCCATATGCAAGGTTGTCATATAGACTGTCATATATCGATTCAATATTATCCTTACCTTCTTGGGCGACAGCCTGAGCGTCATGCATAGAACGACCAATATATTTACTCAACCAGCCCATGCCAGAGTAATCGCCCATTTCCCCACCATACAGTTCTTGGGCAATTTCGTCATTGCTTGAACCAGAGATAGCCATGATATCCGCTTTTGTGAGCTTTTTACCATCAGAACCAGTGCCACCCTCAACACCTGCAATCATGCCTTTGACACGAATCATCTCACCATTGATGTCTCGCTCAAGTCCGGTAGCATCAAGCTTCATTAACTTGTCGAGGTCAATAGTGTCATCTTCTGTCCAGCACTTCTCTGCAATAGTCTCAATATAGCTGCGCACCTGATCTTCGGTAAGCGGAACAAGGCCATCTTCAGTCTGAAGCATCGGAGTGTAAGCCATGAGCGGCATTTCGGGGCTTTCTCTATAAAGATTGTCGTATACGCCGAGAACAGTGGAGTATCCACCTTCTTCTATTTCGCCAGGGTTGAATTTGTTTTGCTCAGCAACAAAATCTTTATACTTTTCGAGATTCTCTTTGGTCCAGTCAATCTTATCACGGTTGAAATTATCAACGTTGCCATACTTATTGAAACCGCCAGATTCCCACTTGGCTTCTGTTTCCTGGGCTTCTTCGACTGCGTCCTTATACTCTTTCGTCTTTTGGATTTTTGAATCAATTTTGGCTTCTTCAGAATCGGACAGAGACTGCGGATTGTCACGGAAGTTTTTACTTGCAGAAAGATCATTAGAAAGATCGTATTTACCAACTTCTTCTTTATTCTTCTTCAGAACATCAGCGGAATTTCTGTAAGCAGCAACCTGATCATCCAACGCTTCTTTTTGAGTGGAAAGAATATTGTATAAGCCTTCATAGATACCTTTCTCTTCAAGGTCAGCATCAGAATATTGCTTTCTCAATACTTTTAAGGCTTCGGTAAGATCGTCATACCAGTCAAGAACCGACTGAGGATCATTTGGATCTTCGGGACCGATGACTAGTGAGTTATTACTAATACCTTTAAAGAGGTTGAAACCTTGAGCCTGTAAATCTTCAGCCATATCGTGATCAAAAGACGAAGTTAAAACATAGCCACCGTCAATAGTGCTTTTTGCATCGCTAACTAATTTCTGGCCTTGCCTTCTCTTATCATCTTCATAGTCATCAGTAGAAGCACGAACTTGCTCTTCACGAATTTTCTTCAAAACAGCAAGCTGATTTTCGTATTTACCATTTTGAAGATCAATTTTGTTGACTTTATCTTCGTCTAATGTACCCTGATCTTTAGCGAGTTGAAGAATTTGTTCCTGAATGTCTTTCGCTTTGTCATAACTATCAGTGTCCTAGGTCGATTTATCGCCAAGATTTTCATATTCATCTGCGAGTTCTTTCAGAGAAGTTTTTGTGTTGGTTGCAGCATCTGCTGCTTCTTTGGAAGATTCTGCGAGTTTATCTGTACGTTGCGCTGCTTCGATAATTTTCTTTGAGAAATAAGAAACTACTAAACCAATGCCAGCACTTACGGCCATATTGAGTGCAATAACACGAGCTTTAGCGTACAAGGTTGCAAGACCAAAAGCTTCAGTTGCCTCTTCACTTTCTGATGCCCATCTGATATAATCAGAGAAAGAGGTTTTACTGTTACCAACAGCCGCATTCATCTTTTTGAAATTTTCATACCCATTTGAGACAGTGGAATAAGTCTTTTTTAACTGATCGACAAGATTTTTTGCAGAAGTTGTCAACTGTTTTAATCCACCAACAGTATTTCCGTCTTTATCAACAGAATAAGCTGTCAGGAAAGATAATATCGTTTTCTTGAGGAGAAAAGAATTATGGATAATAAAACAATTGAAGTATGTCCACATTGTGGGAGATTGGCATGGTGGCCAACATTTGTATGCGTTCATTGTACTTGTGAGTTAGTCAATTATAGAAGATGGACAAAGGCTAATGATAAAGAAAAAAAAGAAATTTTAGCTCAAAAAATGCACCCGAAAGAATATAAACCTATGTATGGTCCTGGAGATCACCCGGAAAAACTTGAAGAAGCCGATCGTGTCGATGCCGAAATTCGTAAATACCTCGCAGAGCAGGGGAACAAACCGCCAGAGAAGAAGCCGACCCCAAAGTACGTCCCCAAGTGCCCGACCTGTGGATCGCCTGATATCGAAAAGATTTCTGGTACATCCAAAGCAGTGTCATTCGCTCTGTTCGGTGTCTTCTCTAGTAAAGTGCGTCATCAGTTCAAGTGTAAGAATTGTGGGTATGAATGGTAAGACAGGTCTAACTCGTATGGCATAAATAAAACACCCGGAACCTCGTCAGTTCTAGGTGTTTTTCATTCAGTCAAATGGATAAAATTCTTTGATTTTTGGAGAGCCATCGTCGTAAGCCATTTCAAAACACTCAATATTTGACATTGGAATACAAAGAATCTGGTCGCATGGCTCGTCATCTTTAGATTTTGAGTTTTCGTCTGTCTTTTTTGCTAGGACACTATTGTAATTAGTAAGGATTAGCCAATCATCGTCAGCTTGGTGGATAAGTCCACAATACGCACGACCATCAGATAAATAAACGATGATGTAATTGCAACCATCAAGATCTAATGTTGAAAGCCAAATATTTTGAATATCAGACAGTCTGAGATATGAAAACAGTCGATCAATCAATCCGATTCTCTGTAGTCCATACAAAATAAATGGCAGCATCGTACAAGTAACGACATAAATGGCCCCATTGAATCGTGTTATGGCACAAGCGTCTACTACTATCTTTACAATATAACTAATTATAATTGCCCAGAAAATAAAAGCAGAGTGGTCTTGCTTTTTAAGAAATATAAAATTATAAATAGTTAATGTAATTGCACCTGGAATAAAATATGCGAAAAGTTCTGGTAAGAATTCTATAATTTCTTTCATGTCATTTAATCACCTCTGTTTGACTTTTTCTTTAGGCTTTCCTGGATTTTGATTCTTTGGAGAATATGTGTAAGTTCCATTACGTTTTTGAATATGCTCTTGATTGCTTTTTGTTTCTGGATGTTTTACAGAAGTTTTGCTTTTGTTTTCCATGATTTAACACTCCTTTTTTTGAGTGTATCACATGCTGTCGTAAAAAGCAACGCAAATTCAAAAGCCCGGCCTCCCAGTAGTAGGGAAGTCGGGCTTGTTCATTATAATAGCTGCACAGCAGTTATTTCAGAAGTTCGGCAATCTCTTCAGCAGTCATGCCGCTGGCCAGTGCGTTGGCAACAATATCTTCTGCCTTTTTACGGTTCAGCTCTGCCGCAATCTTTTCATCAGCATCAGCCTTTTTCTTTTCGAGCTTTGCAATCTCTTTATTGATTTTCTTCAGTTCTACTTCCTTTGCCTTGCGGTCAGCATTCAGCGCGGCAATATTCGTGCCGAGTGCTGCAATTTCTTCAGCGAGAGATTCTGCGGCAGTATTTTTCTCAGCGATCTGTGCTGCGTAATCGACGCCATCGAGAACCTTTGCTTTATTCTTGCTTCCTTTAGGTCTTGGCATAATATAATACCTCCGTATATTTTGGATGCGCGATTGTACTTCTATTATAACCAGATTATCGTGTATAGTCAACGAATATTTTATTTTCTCCTACTTATATCGCGCCAGAGAATGGCGCGTCTCCTCGTTTCCACCTACTTCTTTAAGTCGTCTGGTTACGTCTGAGGTGGACTTCTGAACTTTCGTCCAGAACTGACTATCCTTCCAGTGGTTGCTCACTGACCCTTTTTAGTCGATGAACCTTCTACCCTCCTACATTATATAATAGGGGAGTAGATCGGCTGCTGACCGCCCATTGTAAACGCTACTTAGCACTCGATTATCACCACATTTTAACAATATGGTAAAACCAAGCTTTTATCTCAGCATATAGTATCCATATCCTTGTTTCTATCTTTCGATTCCTACATTATACAAGTATAACAATAGGCGATATGGCTCTTAGGGTTTCCCAGCACTCTAGGGGTGTTTAGTTTTATATGGTGTTGCATCCTATGTTCTTTAAACGCAACGAACATAAACGGGCATATTAACTTTACCTGCACCATTTTGGAGTTTGCCGTTCGCTTGCATAATAGACAGAATACCAGAAACGGCAGCAGCAATCGGAGGCAATGCCCCTGAAAGCTTAGTGATATTGTCTGTGATTTTTACGATGGTTGTTAAGAACGAAACTGTATATTTTACAATACCAGAATCAAGAACATGAGTAGACAGAGATTGGAAAGAAGCGTCCAACTGTGCAAGACGACCTTGAATAGAATCAAGGTATTTTGCGTTTTCCGCCAGCGCACTTCCGGTAGCATTTGCTGCTTGCTTCATAGCATCTTCTGCGACACTAAAGTTGTTAAGCAGGGCAGAAGTTGCTTGACCTCCACGCTTACCAGAAATCAATTCAGTGACATTTGCTTGAGTAACATCAGAAAGATTACCCCAAACCTGAGACAGCTCCTTCATAATCTGATATGTAGACTTAAAGTTTTTACCAGCTGCATCAGACATAATATCAACGCCGGTTAGGGATTTTAATTTACTACGAAGTTCAGATACAGAATTAGCCATGCCATCAATTTCAATGCCAGCCGATTCAGCATCAGTCTTAGCAGCACGCAGATACATACTCAGAGTTTTCAGATATGTACCACTAGTATCGTTATCCTGAAGGACACCGTTAACAGCGGCTGCCATAGCTATTGTCTCCTGATACGTATTACCAGCAGCATTCATTGCGGCAGCCGACTTCTGCATAATAACACCAAGGTCGTTTGCAGTGACAGGTTCAGTGTTTGCAATCTGGTTCATAACATCCAGAAATTCACTTGCCTGATCGGCAGCCAATCCAAAGCCTTGCATCGCAGAGATTAAGTAAGAAGAAGCATCGCTCGCAGATTCAATACCGTCACCAACATTCTTCATCAGACTACTGACACGAGCAAGTTCCTCAGCTTCCTGTTCTGTGTAACCAAGACGCGCCCAATCGGCTGTGCTATTGATAAAGTCACTAATACTAATGCCTAGTTGTGTAGCATTATCTGCAGCTCGATCCATAAACGACTCATATTCGCTTGCAGTTAGACTTGTGACTTTGCGTAGTTCTGTCATTGCAGTGTCGATGTCAACGACGTTTTGATAAATTTTCTGTGCGGCTTCTTGCATTTTGTGCAACGCAGCCATGGTGATCATAGTGCTCAAATGCTGGCCAAAAAGCTTTTCAAAAATATCAAGTAAATTCTGCGCCTCAAGACCAAGATCTTTTGCCCTTTGTTTAATTTTTGCAAGATCCTTACCGAGTTCATTATCACGCACCCATGCCGTTGAAGAATCCAAATCACTCTGAAGCTTTTCAACATCTCCGGCAAGTTCACTCTGCATGATTTTTGGATATTTTTCCAGGTAATCGTGTAATTCACTCTTTAAATTTGAAATTCTCGTTGATGCTCTGATGAAAGAATTTTCAAGTGTGTTTTTTGTTGAGAGATCCTCAGCTAGTCTCTTATACTCTTTTAATGAAACCGTCAAAGCAAGGATTGCACTATTATAATCTTTTACATATTCAATCCCATTTGCATTGGCCCATTCAACAGCGACCTGATCTTTATTGCTTCCGTCAACGTTTAGTTGAGAATGCATTCTATCATAAAAATCATCAAGAACCCTTGAAGAATCCTTTACTGTTTTATGCGTAGAACTATCGCCAGCACCCGCTTTTTCCAATCGACCAAGAACTCCACTAAGCTGTGTCTTGTAATTTTCAAGCGTTGCAATTTCTTTGTTGGTGACTTGGGTAGATTCTTCATCTGTTTTTATACGTTTTCTTTTTGCCTCATTAACAACATTTTCTGCCTGAGCTTTTTCATGCAACAAGTCCAAATAAGATTGCTCAAGTTGTAAACCACGATTTTGTAATTCATCATCGAGTGCTTTCAAAGCTGTTTCTGCTTCTTCGTACTGAGTATTATACTGTTCTGCTTTCTAAGGGAGATTTGCAGCAGTAGCACGTTCTCTTTTTTCACCGGCATTTTGCATGCGGCTAACTTGGGTACGATATTCGGCCATCAAGGCATCAGTCTGTTGTTCGACATAATTGGAACGATTTGAATTAAACTGCTTAGAATTAGCTGCTCGGATTTTGTCAGAGTCCTCAAATGCTTTCATATAAGCATCATTTCCAGCAAGATCAATCCCACTGTATTGGGCAGCTTCTTCTAATTTTTCAATATCGTCGGTTAACCGCTGAATTGCCTCATCTGTTTCTTTTAATTTTTCAACATCTTCGTCTTTAAATAACGCGACACGATGAGTTGATTCCTTATTCAATTCCTGATATAGGCTGATAATCTTTTTGAGAACCTCAGCGTCTGCTTCGTTGTTCGCTTTTATACGAGCTGCATCCGAACTATTTGAAATTGCAGAATCAATTCCGGAAATATTATTGTGATATTGAGAAGTATATTTTTGATACTCTGGAGAAGAATTTAACCCCTTGTCATGGATCGCTTTTCTAAGAGTACCAACTTTTTCTTTTTGATTTTCCAGAAGATTTTGTTTAGTTATCTGATCCACTGGGGCAGCATTACGAAGATCTTTATATAGCTTGACCTCTTCATTGAGAGCTTGATTGTACTTATTCAGTAAATCAATATTCTCTTTCTTTGTTGCAGCAGCTTCTTTTGACGCTTTTGCTTCATATGCGCGTTGATCTTGAATTTGTTTGTTGTTCCGTACAATATCAATGTCGGCCCATGCAGGATTAACTAATCCCCCATATTGTTGACTGTAAGAATTGATTTCGTGACCAGCAGTTTTCATAACTGCTTTTTGAGCAGTGATAGCATTTTGAATCATCTGCTGTGTAGCTAAATCATCTATTTTTGTCAATTCTTCACGTTTCCTTTGAATCTCAGTAAAGGCATTGATATATTTCGTTTTCGCTGTTTCAATCGCATTAGTCGCTTGTGCAAGATTATAAGCACTCTGATTCTTGTCAAAATTTGCAGAGCTATTTACTCTAGCTTTTTCAACAAGCGTGTTAGCATTTGCAACCTCTGTGAAATTATTGATGGGAATACCCGAGGCGATTGAATTGTCCTTAAGAATTTTAATCTTGTCAACAATATCACTTATTTTATTATCGACCTCGGTTAAAGTAGCAACATCTTCAGGTTTAACTAGACTTGAACGCTGCTGATAAAGTCGAATCAGCTTATTTGATTCGGAAACAATGTCATCTATAACACTACCGACATTCTTCTCATCCTGTTTTTGTTGAGATTTGGCGGCGGCTTCATTCGCTTTCTGAGTTGCAATAGCTTGCTTTTGCGCAGCTTGTGCCACTTTATCACGTTCTGCAGCTTCTTCAGCAAGGGCCTTATTGGCTTCCTCTTGAGTTTTACTTTCTGCATCTTGTTTTGCAATATCAAACTTGTTGTCAGAACTGGCTTGAGCACGATAATATCTTAGAGCTTGTTTTCGAATACTTTTGACTTTTAAAGGATTATAACCAGTTTCGCTTGCTGAACGCATTTTTTCACTAAGTTCTGCTTCAACCATGCGAATATCTTCTTCAACTTGATTCAAGTCGAAGGCTTTGTCTGGGTTTGTATATTTGCCACGCTGTTTCTCAAGACTGGTTAACTCTCGATAAATGGACTCGATTTCCTTTAGATTATCAAGTTCGGCCTGATTATATTTCTTTTGCTCTGCTGCGACTTCTCTATTAAACGCTTTGTTTTCAGCATCTGCCTTTTTTTGAGCGGCTATCGCAATTTTTTGCTGTTCCTGCTCTTCCTGTTGCAGCAGTTTATTAGCCTCTTGCTGAATCTTTAAATCATCCGAATCAACAGGACGAAGACGAGATTTTTTCTTTGTTTTAGTTGCCGAAGTCTCATCATTAGATGTTTCACTATTCTCAATGGCAATATTATCTTTTAGCTCAATTGGACTTTTGGGCACTGTAATATCATTCTCAGTTAGTGTAACATGCCCGGGAATCTCAACTGGTGTCTCTGGCGGGGTAATATCTTCCGGCTTCAATGTAACCTTTTCAGCAATCGAAGGCGTATCAACCGCACTTTCCTTGACAGGAGTAACTCTGTTTTGCTTCAGTTTTTCAAGTTCCGCGTTGTTCTTTTCCAGTTCTGCTGTCTGGTTCGCAAAACCCTCGTTTGCCACTGCAATGCTATCAGCAGTTTGTTTCGCTGCGTTACCGACCTCTGCATAATATTTTGCTGCTTTTGCCAATAGATCGGTTAGATAACTGATAGCGGCATCTTTTTCTCCAAGGAACGGTTGTTTGTCTCCAGAAGACGGGAAAATGCTGTTCAACTCAGACATTTCTTTGAGCAATTTATCTTTTGTCTGGTTGTCTGTCAATTTTGATACATCAATATTATTCCAGGCATCTGCAAGACCAGAGAGCATGTGAATGGCCTGAATCATAGTATTCGGATCAAAATCACCTTTTGCACTTCCAAGCAAAGAACTTGACCAATCTTTTATGCTGTCCATATACGGTTTTACATGTGCCGTATCCAAGACAGGAAGTTCTTTTTGAAACTCTTGGAAAGAGCTGAAAATGTCTAATCCTGAAGAACCACCATATTTGCCCTTCATAAGATTTGCCAGATTCTTGGTCGCGCTGGCAATCAGTGTAACGACTCGCCGCCAGTCCTGCTCAAAATCAACGGCCGCCGCATTCAGATCGCCCATAGCCTTATTCGCATCAGACAATCCCTGTGCGGTCTTTGCAGTGGCAGCACTAGCATTCTCAGAAGCCTTTGCCTGATGATCGGCCAGATTCTGATAAATAATATCCTTTTGTTTTACAGCGGCCGCTTCTGCGTTTTCATTCTTTGTGGCAGTATATTGCGCATTGGCCATCTGCTCCATGATTTTGTCATCAGACGGAATATTGACCTTTTTCTTTGCGCCGGTCTGAGCTGCAGCTCCATTAACACCTTTTATAGTTGGGGTGATCGTAATACCATTGAAAGCAGCCTCAACATCTTTTCGTATTTTAGACAGCTGATCTGGAGCAATATTTGCCACGATAGCAACGTCATTAAGCCCAGCTTCAATCTTAGTTTTCAGCGCGGTGACACTATCGTCGCTGATCGTTCCTACTACATCAACAGGAATCTCTTGTTTAGCAGCCGTACTTGCATCAACGGCAGTGGTCTTTTTGCCCTTTTTTGTATGCTTTGTAGAAGTAGTAGAGGTCGAAACAGATGCGCCTTCCAGCTTTGAATAATCAAGACCATCAATTACACCTTGCAGTTGGTCTCTGATCGTATCGAGGCTGGCCTGGGTCGCTTTCAAGTTGACTTTTGTTTCTGTCTCTTTTTCTTTGAAAACATCCAATGCCTTATCAACATTCGAGATTTTTGCCATAATAGGCACAAGATGTTGACCGCCCTCTTGGTATTTAGAAACACTCTTTAGAAGACTGTCTACGTCCAGTTTGCCCTTGATCTCAACGCCGTCTTTTGGGATTTTTTTATTGATATCTTCTTGTAATTTTGCGGCATCAATTTGCGGGTCAACCTTAACTTTGATGCTCAATTCTGGTTCTCTCGCCATGTTTTATTCCTCCTTCTGGAGCAACCAATCTCCGAATCTAAAAAAAGCAGGCTTTTAATAAGTCTGCTCATCTTTTTGATTATTTTGTATTGTCGTGATTGATCCGCTGCTCGACCATATTTGCGATATCTTTATTGTGTTTATTGACATCTTTCTGAGTATTCGTCATAAACGGACGCGGTTTCATCCACCTATAGCGCTTGTGTGTCCACGGGTTTCGTATGTTGTCACTTTCAAGCAAGCGGGGGAGTCCATCTGGATTATGATATTCTTTATAGTTTGCAAGGCGAGGACCTTCAACTTGAGTTTCATTATACACGGTCAAAACGCGACCATGTACAACATCTCTGATATTTGAATCATCCAATAATCCGCCATTGGTTTCACGACGTTCATATTCAACAGGGGAATAGGTTGCATAAACATCTTGCTCTACATGAGATTTCATCTTATCTTCCACATAATCTTTAACCTCATTTTTCAGAGCTTTATTTGCCCGTTTCATAATTTCTCGCTGAAGCCCCTCAACGGTATTGAATGATTTCTTCCCCATAGTTTACTCCTTGTCTTCAGCGGCTGCAGAAATAAGCTCTGCTGTATCAATTGAAGGAGCACCATCGAGCATACCTTCAGGAGTTTTGACACTATAGTTATCTTTCTCTACCGGTTTCTTCAGATTTTCTTCAGCGATTTTTTCAATCATTTTGTTCATGTCGAACTGATCACCAATGCCACTCAGTACCTCAGCGGCTAACTGCATCAACTGCTCAAATGGCTGATTCTTTGCAGCAGCTTCAAATGCGGCCATATACTGCTGGCGGGCAATCTCGATTTTTTCGCGGCAAGCCTTGTTCAGTGTAGTCAGAATATACTTGCGCGGAGCCTCGTTCATCAACTTAGTCGTTTCATCAGAGAAAGCCAGTTCACTCATCTGGTCCTGGTCCATCTCACTGGTTTCCAGACCAGTAAACATGATCAGTGTTGTAATTCGGAAAGCGTAGTCATACAGCGCCGGCTCGTAACGTCCATCGCGCTCAGATAGGCTCACTACGCTGTCAACAAACAAAATTCGTTCAGCCAAAGTCAGATTATTCTTTGCATCCATAAGTATTAGTCCTCCTGATTTAATTTATTGTTTTCAAGTTCCATCTTTACAGCTGTCGCAATGCACATCGCGTCAGCTTCATCAGACGAAACATCTTCTCCATAATAGGTTTTCACATAGTCGATGGCCTGCTGCTTTAATTCTGCACGCTTTACTCGACCCTGTTTAAATCCTAATATCTTTCGCCACTCGGATGGCTTAATGATCTCATAGGGGATATTATTTAGCTCGCATACCCCCATAATCGCTCCTTGCAGTTGTGCCAGCTGGATCAATGTTTTTGGCGAGCTTTGCAGTGCAACATCTTCGATCACTACAAGGTCTGGACGATTGTTCTTGATGCGGCTTTGGATCATCTGGCGCATCATTGTTGAGCGTTCCAAGACATCCTTGGTTTTACTCAGGTCGATCAGCGAGTGGTAAACAGTGTCGCCATCAATGGTACAGACACCCGTCTTGCCGAGAGCCTGATCAAAAGCAATGATTTTTATAATAAACACTTCCTTTTTCTTTCTGGATGTGGTAAAATTCAAATTTGAAGAACACCTGCGTATCCCTTTTGGGAATTATTAAAACGGCGAGAATTAGTAGGGGCTTCCCGAAGTCCAGTAGAGAGACTGCTGGCAGAAAGGAGGCCCGTATGATGATTGACTTCGACACCATGTCTAAGTTCGTTCAATTCGTAGCTGCTTTGGTGACTATCGCCAAGTTTGTTATGGAAGTAAGCCAGCCCCAGGCATAAGCGGGGCCAATTATCCGATTATTCACTGAAGCTCCTATGCAAATTAGAGAGCGGAAAGTCGCCACGTGGGTGTTCTTCTTATTTGTGAGTTTCCTCATATCAACGCGCAATTGCAATAATTGTGCGCTCATAAAAGGGGCAGAGCCCCGAAAGACTCTGCCTCGTGTAAATGCTATGTATCAGCCCTCGTTAGGGAAGATGAGAGAGAACATGTCGCCATTCTCGTCGGCCAGAACGTCGAAGGTCATGGTCAGAGAAACGGGGTCGCCAGTGTTCTGCCAAGACAGCTCGAAGCCGGCCTGAGGAGCAGCCTTGTACCAGATGGGATGTGCCTCGATGATGTCGTCGCTCTCGGTCTTGTAGGGAATGGAACCCTCGACACGATAAGCCTTGGGGAAGTGACGGCTATCCAGGTGCACAACCTGAGCGGCTGCCTGCTTTGCGTAGTAATAAACAATGTAAGCAGTATTCTCAGTTGCTTCAGCAACGGTAACCTCAGTGCCACCCTCAGTAACAGTAGCGGTGACCTCGGTGCCCAGATCGTCATCAGCCTTAAAGACCTGAATGGCAGTGGTGCCAGCAGCAGTAGAAATGGTCAGCTTACCAGCCTCGGTGCAGGTGACCTTCTCGCGCTTCAGGAAGTTTGCTGTGGTACTCAGGTCGTTGCCAGACAGCATCTGGAAGACCTTGACGGGGTAAACCTGTGCCTCGATGGTCAGAGTGCCGGTACGAGAGCCGTCAAACTGCACGCGGTTAGGTGCGCCCTGGCCGCCGGTTGCGAACACGCGGTCACCCTCAAAAGAGGTAGAAGTGACGTTAGCCCAGTCAACATTCAGGAACAGCTTCTTGGTGGAGTAGTCGACCAGCATCAGATCGGCGACCTCGCGGTTGGCGAAATTTGCATTCTTGTTAGCCATAATTGTTATCCTCCTATAGTTTCGTTTTCTTTGTCAATTCGCTCTATCCATTTCGAGGGGTCATATTTACCGCCCCAAACGGAGTAATTCATTTCAGCGATATTTAGTTGTTTTGCGCGTAATAGTTGAGAGAACGTATCTCGTATCTGTCCAACTGTCAGCTCAAAGATGTTTGAATAATTCAAACTTGGATGAAAAGTGCATAAAAGAGAAATCATGTTCGGCAGCTCGAAATTCGGGTCTGCCTTTTTTGTTTGTTTGAACTTTTTCTTCTTCTTTTGGAACTTCTCATAAAACAAGCGATCTTTTTCGGTCTTGAATTTTGGAGCTTCTTCAGGGATGTCGCTTTCGTCGATATCAACCATCTGCAAGCAAATCTTTGTTACGGTTGAATAGTTGTTTCTGTCGATATAGCCACCGATAGAAAATCCTTTTTTGCCGTTATTTTCTTTGTCGATAAAAATTGCTCGATGCTGCTCGTCCCACTCCAATTCCCCAGAAACAAAAAGACCCAGAGCCGAAATTAATTCAGCCCTGGATTCATCTGTCGATGTAAGAATATCGAACATCACAATATTTGCTTTTTGCTCACTTGTCATTTGCTCCCAGATATCTGGCATCTTCATCATAGTTGCCGCATCGTGGTAGTATTTTTCTGGGGTATATAAAAATAATGTCAGTGCGTATTGATACTGGGTGTATCCTATCTTCAAAATGTCTTTCAGAAAAGGGGAGTGGATTCGTCCAACGTCTTTTAGTTGCACGCCATATGGACTCAGATGATCAAGGTACGAAATTTTTCTCATCAGCGAGCCCTCCTAAAAGAGCCGACCTGATAAACAAGCATTCGTCCGTAATAGCACTGCGCCGGCTTATAGATGCTGCTTCCAGCCCATTCAAGCGGTCCAATTCCAAATTCTTTGTTTCCATTTAGAAGCTTATCAATATCACTAACCAAAATATCAATGCGTGTCCCAGCTTGCCCTTTCCGATGATATGTCTGCATAAGGTTTTTACTGCAATATGCAAACACGTAAATGGTCATCATCGTAATAGAATCGCCGCTGGTTTGTTCTGGTACAACCTCAACACACAAAAATGTTTTTGAGTTTTCTTGTGTATCGGGAACATACTCATACTTAAACACGCATCCACCTTCACCCGACCCATTCTTACCAAGCAGAAGAGTTTCGGGATCGTCGATATCATCTGTGTTGCCCAATAGGACATCAAGGACATTTTCGTCATTGATCAACTTGGAAACGACCCGATTTTTGAATACCCCGATTTCATCGAGATTCATATCAGATCACCTCCAATTCGATCTTTTCAGTAAGGCCGGCTGCTTTAACCGTCAGTACCACGACTTGTCCAATCAGCTTAGAATCATCCACACAAGTGATCTTACACTTTGCACCTGTCGTAGTCGTATTACCGCCTTTGAAACATACTCCAGCAGGAGTACAATCGCCGGTAAGCGTCTATTCTGCGCCGTCGTACACTTCGCCATCGATTTTTGCAGTAAACAGCTTGCCAAATCCGCCCGTTGGGATGGACGGTTCGCCCGTAAACTCTATCGAAAGCACTCTGTCGTCTACTGTGTTGTCGTCAGGATAGGTGATTTCCACGTTATCGGAAGCATCTTCCGGCACATAATTGCAGATCATTTTCTCTACATTGTCTGTTTCTGCGTTGTAAAGATCCTGTTCAACGTTAAACGAAAGGAACCCGATCTGGTCATTATCATAGTCAATTCGGCCAGTCATCTGGTCAATCGACGTGATTCGATAGGTCTTTGGTTCTCCATTGACGATCTCCAACATCAGCCGTTTTCCAATGTTCAGACGGGCAGAATACTCGTCGAACGGGGTTTGAATGCGGAATTCACGGGTTGAATAACTCATTACCTTATTCTCACTCAGGTTGGAGTAATACGGCTTTTCCACAGTTGCCCATAGAGATACGATCTTTTTTGTCTGGTCATCCTGCCACACGATTTGTTTCTGGCAGATCTGAATGCGGCCGCGCACGGTAATCTCATCGTCTGCATCACGTTCTGTAATCAGCCAGTGGCTCTTACCCCAGTACATAATGCTGCCGATCTCAAAATCCTCACCAGGTCTTGTGCGGAATATTTTCTGGTTTGTAACAGTAGATGATATAATATTTACCCAGCGGGGTACGTCATCTATCGTTACTTCTTTATAAGAAGGATTGACTGGCGCTAAAAAGCGCGTATCATGGAGTGCCTTATTGACCACCCTGTCGCGCTGCGTCTCTCCATCCTGTTTCAGCATGGCTCTATATTGAGATCTTGTCATATCCCACCGCCTTACTGTGTCCATTCAGAAACACTGTTTGACTTAAAGGAATACAAGTTCATCTCAGCAGTCAATTTACGCTGCGACTGCGTCAAAAGGTCTTTCATCTGCTCAAGTAGCTTAGCAGGGGAGAAGAAAGAAAAGTCCTTAGTGCTCATAGCGTTCTTCAAAGCGTCAGAGTTGTAAACATACGGCTCAAGCCAATGTACAATCATGCTCAACGCCAGAATACTCTGTTCCTTGCGGGTCAGAGTAACATTGAACTGCTGCAACTCATCATCATAGTCAGTCAGGTCTTGCACGCAAATGTCAGCAAAATCATCAATGGCGGCCTGAAGCAGGTCGCTCTCTGCATCTGCAAACATCTCGTCAGTATATCCTTCCTTATCATAATCTCGAATGCGCCCACGACAGCGGGCATAGATACTTTCAAAAGTGGTTGCCATGACCCGCCTCCTTTACATCAAATTGTGTCTTCCAACTCAACAGACAGGGAGTCCTCCAGCGCCTTAATCGCACTGCGGCTGTCCAGCTCACCGGTTTCGATCTTTTTCTTAGCCTCAGATGCAATCGCATCCTTGGTGCCGCCCGGCAGTGTCGGGACGATCTTCTTAATCTCATCGGCGGGCATTGTAAACACGTCATTGAAGTTGTCGGTGGTCAGACTATTTTTGTAATAGCGCTCAACGCCAAGCTTCTTGATAATGGCGGGATCATCGATCAAAATCCAATTTTCCTCAAAGAACCGGCGCTGATTACCGCGCATAGAAACCAGCTCACGATACTCCATTTCCTGAACATCGCCAAAAGCCTCCCACTCAACGGTATAGCCGGGATTCAAGGTGGATTTATAGATCAGATTACCAGCTGTGCCATTGCGGCACTCCACCATGGTCTCATTTGTAATTTCGACTACAGGCTCAGTCACCACGGGAGCAGCGGCTTTCGCGGCGGTAGTCTTAGTTGTACGTCTTGCCATTCGTTCCTCCTATTTAATAAAAGAAGCGGCAGGGCTGTTGCCCCACCGCCATTCAACTCAAATTATCGATTAGGCCATCTTGTATGCGCCGAAGTCACGATCAAACACAATGGCAATGCCAGTGCGCTTCATCATCAGGAACTCCTGGCTCATATCGGCGTTGTTCATCGGGGTGCCCATCAGCATAGTGACATCACCCTCGGTAACGCGCTTAATGGGCTTGGTGTCGCCAGCAAAAACGTACAGGGTCTTGTCATCCAGGATGAAATCGGTGGTACCGGTAGCGTGACGCTGCTTCACAGCAATCAGCTCAGTACCATTGAAGCGGCCAAAGTGACCCATTGCGTACATATCTTCCTTGGCGGAATCAGACACAACGGCAGTCTTGATCTGACGCAGAGCCTTACGGGTGCCAACAATCACAGCGGTCTCGCCAGTAGAAGCCTCAACGTGCTCGATCAGGTCCAGCAGCTTGTCCTCGTCAAAAGAGCCGGTCTCAATGTAGGGAGCATTCAGCTTGCTGAACATGCCAACGAATGCGGCGTATGCAGAATCCAGCTCATCCTTGGTGAAGGACTTGGAAACGATATCAACAAACTTGTTAAAGTCGATACGGCCAGCCAGAACACGGTTCAGCTCCTCGTAAATCTTGATAGCGTGCAGCTGAGTATTGACGGTGATGTCAGTACCAGCTTCCAGACGCTGACGGCGCACGCCCTGAGTACCCTCGGCGATATCGGCAACAGCAAACAGGCACTCGCGCTCGATGTGGAACTTGGGAGTGTCGCCCAGAGCCAGGTTGCGGTCCTCGACCATGTTCATAAAGAACTCGTCGCCCTTCAGACCTTCCTCAGAAATAACATTGACCAGCTCCTCAACAATAGCGAACACCTTGGAGCAGCTGCCATCACGCAGAGCCTTAATGTCCAGCTTGGTGGAACCGCCATTTGCCTCAACCAGAGCCTTGCGCAGAGCCTCCTGGGTGTCGTTCACAGAATAATCACCAGCAACGTGGCCCTTGTAGCCATCGAGAGCCAGCTTGACCAGATTAGAATCAATAGCCATGGTATAAACCTCCTATAATAAAAATGGCCGCCCGCTTTAAACGGACGGCTTTATGTTGATTTCTTAAAACTTCGGAATCACTTCAGGGTGATCATGTAGTAGGTATAGCGACCATCGCCAAAACCAACAGTCTCAACAAAGTCGATGCAGCCAAAGGTCTTGTCATCAGCAGTCTCCTGAATCTGGATCTTGGTGTCATCGGCAGCAAAACCGACATACTTGCCCTTTGCAGGGGTGCCGTTAAATGCCTCGGCAGTAGCAGAGAAGCCACCCTTAGAAACATTCAGAGCGTAAACGCGCACGGGCTTGCCAGCCTCATTGACCCACTCGGGCAGATAATGTGCCACGGTCTGATCATAGAACAGCTCGACGCCAGCGGTCAGATACAGGTCAGCAACGGTGGAAGTTGCGGTGGGAGCGGTAGCCTTGTAGACCTCGCGACCCAGCTTTTCGCCCAGAACAACCAGCTGAGCGTTATCGATCTCAGCGGCATCGGAATCCTTGTAGAAAATAGCACTCTCCAGCTGAGCACCATCCAGGGTGCCACCCAGCTTGTCAATGCGCACAACAGCATGCTTATTATTAGCCATAATTATGTACCTCCTAATTTTTGGTAAATTACTTATTGCCGAGATAGTGTTCGATCAGACCACCATACGCGACATCTGAACCGTTCTGGGTGCCACCCACGCCAAAGCGGACAGTTCCTTTGTTGTTTTTATTGGGAACATAAGAAAACTCGGCACTCTTGCGGCCAACCAGCGCATAGCACTTGGTCTCCAGATCGGAGTAGCTGATCTCCTTGTTCTCCTTCAATGCGATATACTCAGCATCTGCACCAAGCTTCTCGTCCATAACAGAAAACAGCTCATCACGCTTAGCTTTTTCTGCTGCGACGACTGCATCTTCCTCAGCCTTCTGGTAAGCCTCCAGCTTGGGTTTGATTTCGCTAACTTCATTGGCTGCCTTAGTAAAGCTATCAGACAGTTCAACAAGCTTATCAGTCAAAGTAGAGAACATAGTGATTAGGCCAGGCATCACGTCGCCCTCGTCCCAATCCTCATAAGTGACTTTCTTACGCTTAATATTCGCGTAATCCAGAACAACATTATCGCCATTCATAGAGTAGGGAATACCCATTAGCTGATACGTGCCAGAATCGGTCACAATTACCTCGCTGTCCAGAATATCGGTGAGCCAATACTTAGGAATCATACAGTCAGAATCCCATCGAGAAGGAACCTGAACTTTTAGCAATGCATTATAAATTTCGTCTCGAAGCTGATTGGCGCTTAGAGTAAACTCAGCACCAGCAGCGGGCTCATTCTCGGTAGGAACAGTATTCTCAGTTCCGGCGGGCTCGGCAGGAGCAGGCTCGGGTTCCGTAGTAGGTGCGGCATTCTCCTCAGCGGGGGCCGCTGCAGGCTCAGTCACAGTGTTTTCATTGGGAGGAGTAGCCTCATTCCCGGCTGGTTCGGTAGGGGCTACCGTGTTCTCAGCAGGAACCTGATTCTCCTCGACGCCAGGAGTCTTAATTTCATTTTCATTCATTGGCGTTGTATCTCCTTTCTCCTCATCGGATGGATTATCATTTTGCGCAGTATAGTTCTGCTGAATTGCTTGATACTCATAGAGCCGATCGCGGATCTGAGCAGTAATATCTTCAACAGAAAAATTGGCAGTAACGCAGCTGCCTGTCATAGCGGGCTTGATACTCGGATCAGTCGTAGACAGAATGCAGCAACCGTCAAATTTAAAAGACCCCACAGGAACGTTGCCGTTCTTATCTGCGGGGCCACAAGCCATATCGGTCAGCTCAACACTGTGATTCTTCGTACCATCGCGGGTAAAAATATCTACAGGATCGCTAAATTTTGTCCAAATCAAACCATCAACACGCAAATACTCCCGTTCAATACCGGTGCCGTCATCCTTAACGATCCAGCGAGGATTACAAGATTCAGGGATAACACCATAAGCTTGACCAGCATAGACGTACTTCACGTCTTTGTCGGTGATCCGCAGTTCATGTTCATGTCCTTTAAAGTCCTTGTCTTCCTCGTCAAGTTCATCTACAACGTAGCCCAGGATCGGCGTATTACGGATTGTCGGTACTGCTTTGTTGATCGCGTCTTTTGTGAAACTTGTCTTATTGAGGTTTGCTCCAGTGTGCATTACATCAATGCTGACATCAATGAAGCGAAAATCAGAAGATTCGTATTCGCCCTTCTTAATAAAAGAAACCGGATATCGTTGATTCATTCTGTTTTCACCTCCTCGTCAGCAAAATAAAAGCCCTGGCGAATCGCAACCTGCAACTCAGCCAGAGCATTTTCAAACACAGAATCGTATACAAAAACATACTTGTTTGTTGGGTCTATTCGTAGCATCAGAGCGCCACGGTCGGTCAGGAACTTTGCCATCCCGGCGGAGTGTGCTCCGTGTACGATAACTTCATAAATCTCCTGACTCATCTTATGCCTCCTGTCTATCGGCGCTTACATTGCCAGCATCAGACAGGCCCTCGCCCTTACTTGCGTTTGTTGGGCGGCCACCTTCATCCCCGGCGGAGCCGGACTGAGTATTGGAGCTCTTAAGCGGTGTTTCACCAGCACTAAGTCCCAAGATTTCATTTTCAAGATAAGTCATGTTCTCATAATCGCTGCCCGCATAACCAGTAGTTGCAAGAGCTGCGGTTCGAGTCGGCATACCATAGGTGGCATCCTTGAGATATCTTTCATGCATCTCAGTCACGTTATAATGAGTGACTGGTAGGAAGTTTAGGCGGAACCTATAAGAACTGGAAACACTCTTCAGCTTGCGATTGATCCAGCGTTCCAACTGTCGCATCACTGCAAACACGATCTCCTGGTCATTCACAGTACACAGCTGCAGGGTAGTAGCAGAAGGATCTTCGCCACCGCCGAATAGATTCTTATTCACGCCAGCGCTTGTAAAGAATGCGGCCTCAGCATTTGCGACCTCTTTAGAGTCACTGTTCACGCCGCTCTTTTCAAAGTTCTAGCTGCTGATTTTCATGGGAGTAAGAATTGCGCCAATATTCGACGGCAGTACATTACTCATCATGTCATAGAACTCTTTTGCTGTATCATAGTCGATCAGGAAAGAGCCGTCAGCATCATTCACTGGGATCTCCATTGCCAGTGCCTTATAGTTATTGGTCTCACTCGCGTTTTTACTGATGGCACGGTAGTCTTCAATATCGGCAAGCGCACTAAACAAACTTACAAATGGTGGAATGGGAATATAATCGTGCTCGTTTACTTTAATGCAGATGGACTTGGAACTGTCCAGCTCCTGCCACTTGTAGTTCTGCGAGTCAGCCTTATATTGGTTATACATCGTCTCAAACTCCGGCGGATAGTTGGGCAGCTTGTCTTTGTTGGAATCAAAGTAAGAAAAATCAAAAGCAAAATTATAAACGCCGTCTTCAATGCTGCTTATTTTACAATAGTCTGCATCAAGATTTTGAAAAGCAAAACTATCATTCGTCTCCCACGCATAGCCATAGTAAACGTCATCGCGGAATGCAATTGTCAGTATCTTCGTAGCTTCGTGCGGGATATTCATCAGCTCAACTGCTGTTACAGCGGAATAATATGCTTTCTTAAATTTATTGGCGTTAATTGTCTTAGAGCGATCAAGTCCATACGGAGAGATCGTGTAAGAGTATGTAGACATATTCGCAAAATACTGAATCAGTCGGCGATAGTAATTTGAAATATTGAATAGATATTTACTCATATTTCGTAGCTGCTTCTCATAGTTGGCTGGGTTGCCAAGATAGGTTACGATCTGATTTTTCGTATATTTTGTATATGTTGGATTTGTGTCGGTACTCGATGCTAGATTACGGATACCGATATGTGACAGGTTCGCATAAACGCCATTGACAAGATCCTGATATGTTACATAAGAGGTCTTACCATCTTTGGCATTTGTTACGCGGACCTTTTTCTGCATTTTATCTTCAGCCATTACAGTCCTCCCTTCTTTAATACAGGCGCTCTAAAGTTAAACGTGAGCGAAGTTGGCTTTTTATTCTTCTTCTCCATGCTTCGTTCAACTTGCTGCGCAATGTAATAGTTGTAAGACAGGGAAGAGTAGCGGTCTTTACGGCAGCCGGATTTCTCCTTGACTTTGATAACGTTATTCACGGTTTCGTAGCCCAGATTTACAAGTTCGTTTACAGCAAGCCCGGTATTGATATATGGCATCTGTAGTGCGGCTCGTTCAGTAGGCAACATTTTATCATAGCCTTTATAGATTTTGCGCAACTGGTCTTCACATCCGTACTCACTCTGAAGCAGATGGATACGCCCTTGCTGGAAACCACTGCGTAATCCAATGGCTACATCACTGTTAAACTGAGAGCTGCCCATAATTGCCTAGATGACCTTTTTGGCATTTTTGTCAGAACAGCGAGACGCGATTTCTTGATTGTTACAGCAGCTAATCGCAGGATACGTTTCGCCTGTTTCTGGGTCATACATATCGCGCATCAACAGGTCAACCAGAGGCAATCCAACACCTCTACAGTCAACCCCGATATAATCACAGTTGAAATAATCGAAATACCGTCGCAGTTTTAGTGCTTGGTCTTGCGCACTCATACCTTCAACGTTCTCTGAATAGACAAAGTTGCTGGTGTAGCGTCCTGATTTATTCGGCAGCATACAGTTCAAGAAGATACTGGTTGCATCGTTGTCGTTTTTGCGGCTACTCATCAATGCAATATCGGCAGTAAGAATTCGCACTTCGCCATTTTTCTTTTTCGGCACGTCCATAGCAGCTTGATTAAGTAAAAGATTCGGTGCGTAGAACGCCTTTTCAATGACGCGCGTTTTGTTGATGTCATCAAATTGGAATAAGCCGCCTTCGGTAGCACCAAGCCACTTACATTCGTTCTCCATTGCAAATGTCAAATCAGAAAAACTGGATTCACTCATTTCATCCTCTACAGCCTCCTTCAACAGCAAGCCGCTTTTGATTGACATCTGATACGGGAAGGATACGCAGAAATATTTTTTATTAAAATCGATCATATTTACGAAGTAGTCCTGACATTTTTCATAGCTCCAATGGTTTTGGAACCAAGCAGAACTTAGGTAGAATTCTTTGTTTCGCTCTGCAAGATGTGCATATTGTGGCTTGTCTAAATATCCAGGATGACGAACAATATTCAGGAACTTCTTCAAGATTAAATCAATAACATCTTTAGAAAGTAATCTATATTCATCACAAATAAGAAGCGTAGCTCGACTACCACGACTACTGTCTGTTGCAGTGACAACTTTGATATAGCTGCCATTCCTAAATATGATCTCTGCCTTTTGATTATTGATATCGACCTTTTTGATTTCAGATCGTAGAAGGGGACTATTAGGGTAGATCTCCTTCATTATCTTTTCATCCAAAATACTGATAGATTGGCTTCTTACTTTACAGGCGATACAAACCTTGGAACCAGGCCATAGAATACATGTAATCACACAGAAAACTGCGGTTAGAAATGACTTACCAAGGCCGCGAGCAGCAATGAAGCAGAAGCCGGTGCATCTCACCATCAAAAACAATAGTAGCTCTTGGAATGGCTTCAATGTCAGGTTTAAATAGTCTTTTGCAAACCGCTGAGGATTCGCTCTATAGAATGATGCCCTCAGGGCAACTGCGTTCATTATTTTTTCTGATTTTGTATTCGCTACTTCCTTATCTGTTAATTTCTCTTTACTCATGCGGAACCACCGCCTTCGCCAATACCGAAAATAGTTTCGCGGAGGCTAGTATCTGTGGCATCGTCCTCATTTGTCTCTGGTTTATGAGCAGTATATCGTTCAAACTCTTCGTCAAATTCGTCTTGATATGGATTCTTCAAGTTGAACATCTTAAGCAACGTACCCAGCACCCACACTCTAAAATACTTACCGATACCATCAACGTCCTGCCACTCTGGCGACGGTTCTGGAATCGGCTCTTCCTCTTCCTATTTCTGAATCAGCGTGCCAAAAGTATTCGTTTCAGCCAATGCGTTATCGTTCGTCTGATTCGGTTTGATCTGAGCGGACCCCATCAGGTTCTGCAGGTTGTCGTTTGCTTCTTTTATTTTCTTTGTGTCGCCAGTGGCATCAGCCTTATCGCAATTAAGTTCTGCCTTTGCAATGCGTTTGAACAGAATTTCTTGTGCGGCCGTCTTACATTCATGTCTAGTGATAAGATTTTGATAGTGCTCATCAAGGAATAAATAATCTTTTTCATCCAGACCAGTACCCCAGAATTTTCTCATCTTCAGAGTGACCTTTGTTCCCTTTGTATCACCGGCAGCCAAAGCGTCTTTTTTCTTCTGGTCGATCACATCGTCATAAGATTTATCTGCATACTGACGTATATTAAGCCGTCCCATATAGGTGTTAATTTTTAAAGCAGATGCCACAGAATGTTCTGAAGCGTCAAGCAATTTATCATTTACATAGGTATCGAACATCATAGCCAGACGGTCAATCGCTTCATCTTCATCGTTATACTTCTTAACATAAAACTCAAACATCTTCTCACGGCACTCATTGCACCACGGGAGGTATCCGTCGTTACCAATAAACCATTGACTCTTCGTTTTTGAGAAATTACCTTTGCGCACGTCATAGATTTTTCCACAACACATACATTTGCCACCACTCCAAGAGGGCGGAACCTTGATACGAGGCTGTTTCTTATCTGCGGCAACTCTGGCCATAGCCAATCACCACCGTTCCATCGTCCATCATATCATCGAAGCGATATTTAATCTGATCCTATAGTTTTAAAACTTCATTCAGTTTTTTCGTCTTGCGGAATTTTGTATATACAGAGCCAGTTACCGGGTGCTCTCCAATCTCTTCGTAAAAAATTCCCATAGCGCGAACAAACAGTGCTGTCCGTCTGGAATAGCAGTAGAAGTAATCGCCTCCTAAATCTTTGTGATATTTTTCTTCCATCTCTAATTTGGAACCCTCCTTTTTAACTTATTTTTGTGGGTACAGGTATGCGAGTCGAACGCATCCAAACACAGCTTATGAGGCTGGTCAGCACACCGGCGCTGTCACCTGCGACATATAAAAATGCCCCAGGCCGTAGCCCAGGGCATCAAAATCTCTATTAAATTACTATCTTTGCTGGCTTCTCCAGCTTGACATCGTACAGACATTCTAGGCCGCTGTCATCGATTACAGCCACTGCCTGCTGCGGCACATCATTTTTGCGCAGTCCAATTGCGTAGGAATCGCTGCCACAAACGCAGCCGCTCTCAATAACCTTCGTACCATGCACCGTTGTCATGCCGTTTGTGTGGCGGTGACCAAGGAACACCATGTCAATTGGCTGCTTTACCATCAATGTCAGATGCTCAACCACGTTAGCAGGGGAGTCCTTATCTCCATGTGCGTACATCACAAGACTATTCCTGGCCTTAAAGCCACCAAAAGTCGGATCGAGTTTCTCTATCTTGACATCAATACCAGCCAAATTTTGCAGCCGTGCCTTCATATAGAACGGAATCAGTGCTTCAAGTTCGTCGCCTGCTACCTGATCCTCTTTGCTGGGGAATACTCGTGAATGATTGCCACTCACAGAATACACGTCAATATGCTGGCATACCTCGTACAGTGTAGCAACAAAATTACTTACCAGCTCTGCAGCCGTCATAACCTGCTCAATGCTGTTTTCGTTGTTCTGCACGCGGGTATTAACATGGATATGCCCATTGATCAGGTCACCCAACAGCAGCACATGAATCTTTTCGGCTGTATGTCGCGCTACGATATTGAACACCTGTGCAGCATAACTCTCAAGCCGAGCCTTTAGGATATCCTTATTGAACTTATTCCATGCCGAATCAATACCAGCGCCAGCATGTAAATCAGACAAACACACAATCACATCGTGACCGCTGCCTTCATACTACACAACATTCAGAAAATTGTCAGGGTTATACGGAGCAACGTTCTTCAGGATCAATTCCTTGATGGATTCGGCACGGGCAACATCACGATACACCTTGTTTGCTGCATTGCGTTCATCTTGTAATTTGATCTTTTCAATCTTCAATCGCTGCAGTTCGTCCTGGATCGTTTCTTCGTTAGCGTGATCAATAGCGTAGTCATAACCAGCTTTCCACGACTTATAGGTCTTGCGGTATCTGCATTCGCCGTAGTCTGAGCCGGTCGCTTCATTCAGCAGTTCTGCTGCCTGATCCTAGGTCAGCTTACGTTCACTGCATGCCTCACCGATTCGCATCATATATTCATCAAAGGTCTCGCCGTCCGCTTTCTTAAATTCGTCCATGCGCCACCTCAGATCTCAAAATTGGTGTTGGTACGCTGGGTGCGGTTCAGTTCGCGTAGCGCCTCTTCTGCCTCGGGATTGCCAGGCAGCTGAGTCAGCACAGACTTGATTTCCTCCGCATACCAGTGATGAACGGTACGAGTGATATGGACACCGGGAATAACCTTACGCAGATACTCTGCCTCACGCTTAGTAATTTCAACCATTATAATAAATCTCCTTTGTAATTTATAATCGAAAGGGAAATATACAACACCCTTTCATATATTAAGAACTTAAAGTTCATTTCGGTCGTTTGTTTCGATTCGCATTCTTTTTCGCTAGACGTGCCTGTTCTTTCTTTGCCGCACATCCTTTGCAATATCTGCTGGCATTTGGCTTTTCTGAGTGATACTGTTCGCCACACACGATGCAATAACATTCCTTCGGGTCAAATAGCTCTCGCACTATGGCACTTAGATTCAGCCGATTATTTTCAAACGTTACATTGAACGTGTACGCAATCGTGTCATTCTTATCAAGGACAAAATTTGGGTACTGATATAAACATCCAATGTCGTCGGTGCCAGTCCTGCCCAACAGGTGATAGTCGTCAGAGATCTCCTTCATGCCCCGCACTGTATTATAGCCGTCATCCTAGTTTTTCCCAGCACAATACATGATCTCTGTCTGCTCTTCAAAGCAGCCACCAAAACGTTTCATCTTAAACTCGGTGTCCAAGGCAAAGGTATCACTTCCGTACAGTCGGCAGAAGAATATCACCCCAAACAGAACACGTAATTGTGCGTAGTTAATATGATACTTTTTGCGCGCCTCTGTAATATAGTCCAGGTCTTTCTGATAAAGCACAACTTGACGTACATCAAGTATGGGCGCGTTATTTTTACGGCCTCTGCTGAACGTCTGAATCAAGTGGCTGCGGTCATAGCTGACAGACTCAGGATTTTTCATCCGCTCATAATAAATCGTGGCGCATTCAATAGGAGAGAGGGATGTTCGCTTCAGCAGGTTTCGCAACATCAGATTTGACTCGTGATAATCTTGCCAATGATCAAGCAGCATGTTTTCATTGCAGTAGAAAGTTGTATATGCCATTTAACCTCCTTACTCAATTGGTATAATTTTACCATCGACATAACGACAAAGCTGTCCATGTTCGTTATAGTATGGAGACATATATCCACTATGCAGCCAATAATACATAATTCTTGTGTTCTCATCGTAAATAAGTTTCGTGTTGGAAATACTGTACAAAGAGCTTCCATTATAAATAGATTTATCGCCTACATTGTTTTTGCGCGGAATAGATGCCCAAATTCCAATACCCAAACATAAACATATTACAGCTATTAAAGCAATGATTGTTGCTTTAAAACATCGATAACTCATTCTGTCTTATCCTTCCCATCAACTGCTTCGTGAACATAATTTGAAATACGCTCGAATTCGGTATAATCAAAATACATCTCGCCGCAATCACCGCATACCATCGCCGTGATATCCGGCACATGAACCATCTGATTTTTATAGGTGAATTCGTGCTCCAGTCCAGTCTGCTTTGTCAACAAGCCGCCACAGGTAGGACACTTGGTTATTTTCTGCAGTTTCTTTGTTTTCTTCTTAAACCAACCCATATTATTTTACCCTCGCTTCATAGATTTTCGGTTCAGCCAGACTATATCGCTGGCCAAGGTATTCGTACTCGCCGTTCGGATCGTGAACTGGCAGCTGAACAGGAACCGGCTTGATATTTTCGACCACACCAGCGCCGGCCATGTGCCACAAGAACTTCTTGAATTTATTGGGATACTTCTCGTAGCAGAGCACCACAAGAATATTCGCCAGCTCTCTTACATCAGGACACACCAGCTTGCACTTGTTGCGGTAGACATTGTAGATCGCCTGCCAGTTCGTCTCATAGGTTTTGGCTTCTTCTTTGGTAATACGCGACTCGATGTCCTTATGATATAATTGCCAATTGCGGCATTTCTTTTCGAACTCAAGCTGTTCCTTGCGGCATTTGTTGAAGTCCAAGAAAATGGCTTCGATCTCATCAAAAACTGCCTGGTCATAGGAGACCTCTGGATCGTACATGATATGCCAATCAAAGCTGCCTGCGGGTTCTTTGCGCCACCGTACACCGCGCTCCCAACGCTCCAGACTCATGCAAAGCAGGTTCATGTTGCTATGTGCCTTGCTGAGATTATGTAAACGTGCGTAGTAAGGACCGTTATATTTGAAAAAGTACGGCATTCCACTTGCTTTCGCCCACTTACTAATCTGCCGAGGAATAGGGTAGAGCACACCGGTTTTTGCAAAATCCACAGCTTTCCCGTTTGCCACAGAAAGCAAGTCAACATAGCTTTCGTAAAGTTGCTTTGTTTCCTCTGTTCGCGCAACACGATTGTGGTATACAGAAGCCATATTGCTAATCTCACCAATCATACTTTTAAGGCCGCGAAGAGTACAAGCAAGTTTGTTTTCAAGATTATCAACTTGAGCAAGACTTGTTACTTTATCTTCGATATCGATAGTGACATATCCATCGTCTGGAATAGTATTGATAATAATTGGCTCGTTTGACAATAGAGTTAGGTCCCCATCGTAGTCGGCCCCCGACAAGCGTTGTGGAGTAATCGAAAACACATTGATCATACAGCAGTTGACAAGGTGGCTACAATATTTTTGCGTTAGTTCATTATCAATGCCTTTTAGCTTAACGTGTTCTTGATGGCATATATGAGGGTTACGACCTAATGCTCGTTCTCCCAAAATAACACCTTGCCGATCGAAGCTATAAAATTCATTTGCTTTCAAACAACCTTTTATTGGAAGCCCCGCGATAGCCTCCATCAATGCAATTTGGTCTGGAAGTAAAAACTTGAATGTTGCGTCAAAGAACAATTTCCCGCATTTGAATCCATTGCGATATTTATCAAGCAGACTATGGAAATAATCTTTTACACTTGGTTCATGCGTCATCTCAGGATTCCGCATAATGGCTGCAATATAATGATTTAATGGTTCTGTATTGTCAGCTAAAGCCCCTAAAAAGCAATATGTATAAATAGGATCACCATTGACGATTTTCTCGTACCAGTCAACAGATCTATCAGCCAGATGCTTGAACTCATCAAATGGAACATCCTGTAAGTCCTGGATAAGCTGATAGTTCCCTAAACTGACCAGATTTTCTTTATCTGCTTGATAATTCCATTTTGCAATTCCGAGGGCGTGGTCGTATTTCAATGCAAGTTCTTTATAACGGTTCCAATCATTGACAGTACCGTCTTTTTTGAAATACTTATACCCTTTATACATACTTTCGCATGCAATAAACATGGGTTCAGCATCACGGGTTACAGAATGCTTGATGCCCCAAATGTCTGTAATTTCAGTGACCCCACGCTCCTCATAAAATGAGACGTAATCCATTTCATTAAAGACACCCTTAAAGTATGGCATACGAAACACCATGCTATTGATCTGCTCACTTGTTCCAATCCGCCGCTCAACTTCACGCATTAGGGCAGGATGTGCGATACCGCATCCATCGAACATATTGATTTCAATATCGGCTTCTTTTTTTGCAATTGCTTTTTGCTTCCATGTTCGTTTTGCACCTGTTTTTTGGTCAACAAATTCGACCTCTTCATCACGAACATATTTTATTTTTTGATTCGGAATAGTTGCAAATGTGTCGGGCACTACAACAATCTTTGGAAACCACTCCCTCAATGCAATACAATGACAGCTGGAAAGCACAAGACCACGATAGGCATAATATTTACTAAGTACAGTGGGCGCATCTTTGAAGCTTAAATCCATACTGATTCGCTTGTCTACTTCTGGCCAAATATGAGATTCAACCATTGAGAAGATAAACTGACGGATCATAGAGGCACTACGATCACCAAATGAAAAGTGATACTTGCCAATTTTCGCTCCATGTTCAATTAAATGACGGACAACCTTTGGTTTGCTTTGTGCGCCAGTTGCATCAATAAAAACAATAAACGGATTATAGTCATCGTAATTATTTGATACAATTCTAATTTGACGCAAGAGCATTGTATCAGATTGCAACACCTGATATTGAGGATCGTTTGCGACCTCTGCTGGAACCTTATAATTCTATTTAATAAATAAGCTTAGCGGATATTTTCGCACTGTATAACTTTTAGGACTGATCACTTATTTCACTCCTTTTATGACCAAATGGAATTGTAAATATTTCTTCTGGTGTCCAACCTCTGTCATAACGGCTTTTGATTAAACCAGTTGATAACCCTGTTGATTTCGACCACTCTAAAATTGATTTCTTTTCACCATTGTACTCAATCATTCGGGTGTTTCTTTTGTTGTTGGCCTGCTCTAACATTGTTTTCCATTGACAATTTTCTGGGCAATAGTTGCCGTTGTTATCAATGCGATCGATGGTATATTGTCCTCTTGGCGCGTTTTCATCATAACCTGTTTTATCAGCCCATTCTTTGAATTTCAGAAAATCTTTCCATTCATCACAAACTTTGATACCACGTCCGCCATAATCTTGATATGCCTTGTTTTCTGTTTTTGTACAACGTGACATCATCGCAAACCATACTTCATAAAGTCTCGATTTTCCAAATCCGCCCTGAGTTATGTGAGAACATCCACAGGATTTTGATCTACCACTAGTTAATAGCGCACCTATGACATCTACTTCGTTACCGCAATCGCATTTACAGTGCCAATATACTTTTTGATTAAGATATTTCGAAGAACGCCCAAGCACAGTTAGTTTTCCAAAATGTTGACCAGTAAGATCCTTGGCCCACTTTTTGTGCTTTGAGCAGCCACAGCTTTTTGTATTTCCCGTTCTTAATGCATCGCCATCAACAATACATTCATTTCCGCATTCACAAACACACTTCTATCTGGAACGATGTCTTCCATTTGCCTGAATATAATCCTGCTCTTGATTCAAAACAGTTAATTTGCCAAATTTCTTTCCTGTTAAATCAATAAACCGCATTATTTATATCACTCCTCAATGAATCAAATTATTCCAGTGGTCGTTAAAGTGGTCATCGCCGTCATCTTCGCCATCGCTGCCGCCCATATCATCGTCGCCATACATGATCTCATCGTAGGCCGCCAGACACTTACTGATAAACACAACCAAAATGGGTGTAACCACCAGGGCAGTAAAGAGCACACGCCCTAGAATCTGATATGTAAGTACGAATACAACAAGCATTTCTGCGATAGTAAACATCCAATCAACAAAGTCAACGGAACTTAAAACACCAGCGATAAGTACCATCAGCGGAATAGAGTTAACGCGAATCTCCTGAATATCGTCTCGCTCTGTATCGTTCTCTCCGCCCGGCTTCTTAGGCTCTTTATCCATACTACTGCGTACCTCCTTAGTCTTCGTCGTCGTCCCACATTGTACGCCGCTTCCGCCGCTCTGATTGCCGCTGGCGTTCGCCGCTTTCCTGAGCCTTCTCAACTTCCTGTAAAAACTGATTCTCGATCATACGCTGCTTGCGGGCGTTACGCATATAGCTGCTCTTAGATACCTTATCACGCTTGCGATCACTCATCGTCGCCGTCCTCCTCATCATAACCATAATCATCTGGGCAGTACATCTCATGGAATAAATATCGTGTCAAAGAAGGGGACATAGGCGTACCATCTTCCATCCACAACGTATCATAAAGTGATGCATTGCCGATCAGTTCCTGCTATTCTGCATATACCTGAATCGCGTCAAGGATATCCTCGTAGGTTACATCATAATCGCGCACAGCATCAGCTACGGCAAATCCAATATTATAAATATCCTGTTTTGAAAAGTCGTTTTCTTTCATATAGTTCCTCCTTATATCAGCGGCTCACAAATACATGGCCCTGTCAGTAAATCGATTTTATGTTCAAGTTCTGCGATCCGAGCTTGTAATTGATCAATCGCAGTTTGATACGAAGTTGTGGTTGCTCTTATAGTATCTATACGTTCTACTGCAAAATGCGACAGAGTATTTGCTTCATCGGCTTTGATAATCGCATGGTTTACTGTATCGTGCATAGAAAATAAATGATTATCTATTTCTTCAACTCTTACAGTTAGCTCTTGTTCATCCAATATTTTCATCTCCTTTACAATAGACTTTCACAATAATATTCACTATTTGTATTGATATCTCCATTTATCAGTTTAAGATATCGTCTGTACATCTGTTCAGCATAAGGTCCAGCAATTTCGAATTCAAATCCGTTATTTAATAAGAAAAGTCTTACTTTCCTTTTAACTACAAACGTTTCATCTGGTTCTCCATAGCGGCAAACCGTCATATCGTCTTCGTCTATTTGAAATCTGAAATTATCAAATTTTATTTTACAATCATTTTCAATTTCGATATGTAATTGTAGGGCTGCTTGTTGTTGTACTTCTTCACTGATATATTTTTTCATAATAGGCTCTCACAGTAACACTCATTGTGAATAGATACACTGTATTCTTCTTTTGGAAAATTTTTCGATATATAGTCTTTGATAAGCTTTTGTAAGGTTTCATCAGTAACTATGGTGTTATAATCAACCCATTTGTCGAATTGAATAGTGTGATGTGAATTGCCATGATTTACAGTGTCTATGGTCGATCCATTTTCAAATTGAATTCGTACAGGCTGCTTCCAATCTGATGGATATATGTATATCTTATCATCGGGTATCAATAATTGATTGTTCATATCGTGCCTCATAATAGTGATTCGCAGACACACTCGTTTTCTGCCTCGACAACATTAGGAATTGCAATCGTCCACAGCGTGTCGTGTCCCATTCCATAGTATTTTACTTCCGCTTGAACTTCACGCTGGTTACCATTTGCGTCAATGTAAGATACGATTTCGTTTGTGGTTCGCAGTGGTTTATCGCTTGGCAGAGTCCATGTGAATCCATCTTTCGCCCAGTCAAAAGTAAACTCGCCACTGTTGATATCATCGGGATATCTGTACTTACACCATCGCAGCGTGCGATCATCATGTAGCGTATCAAATTTATCCATTGTTGGCACCTCTGTTATACCAAGCTGTCACACACGCATTCATCCCGCTGCACTTCTTGAGGCGCAGTTGGCGGTGTAAACGCAACCTCGCTCGGATCATATGTCATCAGAGAACAGGCATCAATTCGCACATTCGGGAAGCACATGAACTTAAAGCATCGGTCAATATCATCAACAACAAGTGGCTTATCCTCTAAGTGCAATCCACGATAATTATCGGGAGGACAAGTAGTTGTTATCACGTGAATACTGTATTCTCCGCGAGCTCTGCTTTGTAAATCTACTATAAGGCATTGATGATCAACCCTATACCCCTAATATTGAATATCAAGATTCCTTGCGATTTCCTTGATATAGTCCTGTGCACATAATATAGCCGTCCCGCCCATCGGCACCAAGATATTGCAATTGTTCTTGACAGCGTATTCGCATATCGCATATGTACGTCCACCGCCTCGTGGCGTTAGTATTCTTTCCATATTTTGCCTCTCCTTTACAATAGCGGTCTGCACACACATTCACACTGTTGATCAGCCAGAGCATCATGGATTACATCGTCCAGACATTCGGGTGTGATGGAGAACTGCTGGAACAAGTCAAACTGATTGTTGTTCATTAAATAGTTCATGGTGATCCGCCGCATTTTATTTTCTGAAATATATTTCGCATCCTCTTTACCATACAACCGCACGATCTCTTTGAAAAATTCAAAAGTATCGGTCAGCGCCAACCTATCGTCAAAATAGAATGTCGTATATTGTGCACCGAATTTATCTTTATTGAATATATCCCAAAAATCTTCGGGTGATTTACAGATTGCGGTCTCCTTGCGATGCTTTTGCACAGTATCCATGCGTTCATACCAGTCGCATACTGTGTCATAGATCGATGGCCTTACGAATAAAACGCGCATGATTTCTTCTCCTGTTATAGCAAAGTCTCACAGACACATTGTTCGTTGAACAGCTGTTCGTCATATTGTTGGCATATTTTCAAAGCAAGATTAGTAATCCATTCTGCGTCGTCTCCACGAAGTACCTTATAATTATCATCGATAAATGCAAATACAGCAGGTCCCGTCTGCTTATATAGATGATAATGGACTCCTGCTCCACCGACAAAATCCATGAAGAATCCTGAGTTGTCTTTTAAACCAAGCAACAGAACATAAGTGTCAAAATATCGAGACATCTTATAGGTCAGATACTCATTGGTTGTATAAAATATTTCTTCACTAGCTTTGCTCATCTGTCCCATGCTACTATGCCTCTGTTAAATGGTGTAATCAGATATCGGTGTGTAGCTATATTATTCAATTGAGCTTGCAATTGGTTTAATATAACCATATTGTCAGAATGTTGGTTTTCTATATATTTTTTGAATTCCTCCAGTATCTGTTCTGTCTCAACTTCTCGAAGTCGGTCACACAACTCTTTCGCTAAACCGTCAATCGCTTCATAGTTCCAGTCGCCAGTAGGAGAGATGTAATCCATTGGTCGTAATCCGTCTATTCTTACTTCTATCATTCTGCTGTGCCCCCTTAGTCTAACAGGTCAGCCAGTTGTGCGGTCTCGCTGCGTTCTGTCTTGTTCAGGTAGACATATCCAAAGTGCGGGTTGCCAGCCAGACACTGAATTGCCTTACGCATACCGCTGTTATTTTCAAACACGGCCTCGTCAGTCTGCTTCAGGTCACCATCAAGCCACAGCATAGATCCCTCACCAACACGGCCGAGTAGCAGCTGTACATGCTCTTTGGTCAGATTCTCAGCCTCTGAAACCATAATAATTGCGTTCTTGTAGTCGCGGCCACGAATAAATCCAAGGTGAGCTACTTCTACCTGCCCATTATTGATCCAGTATTCCAAACCAGCCTCGCCGCCCAAGTGATCAGCCAGAGGCCCAGCAAAAGAAGCAGCGCCGAGCTTCTCTAGCAGAGTGCCGGGTAGTGCGCCCAGCTCCTTGGTATTCTTGACTTCGATGTTATTGCGAATCCAGATCAGCTTCTCAACCTTGTGCTTCTCGATCATATCAATAGCAGAGGACACCATAAGCATTGTCTTGCCGCTGCCGAATGTTCCAGCCAGCATCTTAACGGTAATATCATCGTTCTGTAGCATATCAAATGCGAGCTTCTGTTGGTCATTGAGCGGTTTCACATCACCAGTGAAGCGATTACTGATTTTTTTGTATTTGAGTGGTACATATTTCTTGCCATTCCATCGTAGCCAGCCTACCGCATTGCCTGCCGGCATATCATCGTCTACTGTGTCTGGATCACGAACAATCAGATAGCCATTCACTGGAGTGTTAAACAGATTCTGATATGTATAGCCTTCATCGTGGGTCTGATATGCCATCGCCATGGCTTCCTCGCCGCCTGCATCAAGAGTGACTTCGGTCTAGCCAGTGTAGTCATTATTGGCGCTTGCTGCTGCATCGGGATAGGAGAACTCGATCGGCAGATCAAGAATGCCGCTGGCAATATTGGCGCAGCTTAGGTCGCTGGTTACGAACTTGAAAGAATCAATGTTGGCCTGGATCTGTCGCTGTGCTTCCGGGAGCCCGGCTTCAATCGCGTCATTCAGATTGCGCTTCATTTCGTCCAGATACCAGCGGGCGGTTGCCATGATTGTCGCGTCGTTGTTATCACTGATCGGTTTGCCATCGAGAATGTAGAACAGGGAAGACATGGGGACTGCCACTACCATAAAGGTGTTGTCGTTGTGATGCTCGGCCAGCAGGCGAGTTACAGTACGTGCCTTATAGCGGATCTCTTCGCTCTTCTTGCCGCTTGTCTTGATCTCTTCCAGCTCGTGCAGCGTCATATCAGCAATCAGAAACGGCTCTGTTGCACCAGAAGCGGTTGCACTGGCAGGTTCGAAAGCGGCGGCTCCCAAATCAAGAAGCGCGGAGGGGTCATAAAACTTCATTAACGGGTGATCCTCCTTTTATAATGATATTGTAAAGTGTGATTGACTACTGAAAATATAAGCTCGCAGCTGTGGAGAGAACTGCGGGCTTTTCTTTATACCTTATTATACACCCATGGCGCGGTAAAAGCAATAGTTTTGTGCAAAATACCGGAATAAAATAATCTGTTGTAAAAGTAAATAAAATATAGTAAAAATAGCAGAAAAATTATTAAAATTAAGCAAAAATGAGCAAAAATAATGCATTTTAAGCGTTTCTACGGCGCTTTTGAGACGCTATTACACGGTGATCGAGACACAACTGCGTGAAAATTGGGATGAAAATCATTATTGACTGGGAGCATTTTATAACGATAATACGTTATTTACCGGAGACGAAATCGGGGGTTAAATATGGGCGTTTTACGGGTGCGCAGATAGGGGAGGTGACTGGTGATTTAGGGGCGATCAACAGGTGATTTTGGGTGCTGGTGACTGCGAATTAGGAGCGAATGCGGATGGATGATTGTTGCGTGGAGGAGGCGAGTGAGTGGCAGGCGAGGTGCGAAAACCGGGTGATTTGGTACGGGCTGGGGAGATGGAATAACTGGTACGCACGACCCGAACTCGACCCCTTTTCCAATTTTTAACATCCCCCCGGTATGGCCTGAAAAGTCTAGGATTCATGCGGGTTTTCGGTGAATGCTACCTTCCGTTATTAGGTAGTATTCGGGTGCTGGAAATCTGGAATTCTGCCTGGATTTTTACAACTGTCTGTTGTGCCTGAAAATTTCTTTGCTGTTTTTTGTTGTATTGTGTTACCATGTATTTTTGTGGCTGTACTATATAGACAGGCCCGCCGCCGTGGTGGGCTGGTATCACACTTTTAGAAATGAGGTTTATAAAAATGCTGTACTTGACCGAAAAATCCAGCGCCCCCGCAACTGTACGCCGTTCCACTTCTGCCCGTATTGCCGCCCGTGCCCGCCGTATTGCCCGCCGTGCCGCCGCCCGTGTCTATCGTGCCGCCCGCATTGCAGACACTCATACAGCCCCCGCCGCCGTGCTCATTACCCCTATTACCCCCGCCGCCCGTGTTGCGGCAATGCTCATTACTGATGATATTACAGGACGTTTCACCCGGCACGCCGCCGCCGTTGCCGTTGCCCGTGTCTATCCCCGCCCCGTTTTGACCCGTACCAATGGGGGATACTGCTATATCCAGCCCGACGGCCCCGCATACCTTGCCCCCGTGGATAATGCCCCGGCATACCGCCGCCCCGCCGTGCCCTATACAGGCGGCACGGCTGAAAGTGTGCCTGTATCGTATCATCCCGGTATCAAAGCCGCCGCCCCAACAGCGGCCCCCGCCCCCCTGTATAAGTCCAGCTATGCGGCACAACATACCATGCACACGGGGGCTGTATCGCCTTTGATGGGTTTGGCGGGTGCCGTTGCGTGCAACGTGGTCAAGCGCCGTATACAGGACACAATGCCCACGGGGGAAAAGGATATTCACGGGGATGGTGGTTTGTCCCGGTTTAATGCCCTACTTATTGACAATGCACGGGATTTTAGACGCAACAACGCCGCCCAAAATATGGAAAATCTCGCTGTTCAGTATGAGCACGCCGCCGCCGCACTGGATGCCGCCCAAACCCTTGCCAAAAGAGATGTAAAAATTTTGGGCTTGACCGGACACGTTAAATCTCGCTATATCGCCGAAAATACCGCCGCTGAAAAGGCCGCTTTGCAGTCCATAAAGGACAGTATTGCCGCCGCTGAAAAGTGCGATAATACGACTATTTCTGACTTTTCTGATATCAAGAGTGCCGCCTATATTGCCGGGTATGAGTTACTTACACAATTTGCCCGCTGGACTGTAAAAAACGGCGGTAAAGCGCCCGAAAATATTGACTGTGATGATTTAATTAACACCCTCATTGCCCGCAACAACGCCGAAAAGGACGACTTGACCGCCGCCCGTGCCGCTGTTGATGCCGCAAAAGATGCCGCCCGCCGTGCGGGGTATGCCCGTTTGATGGACTTTGCCCCGTACCGGGATGCAAAAGAACAGTTAAAAAAATACCGCCGCCGCAATCTGGTAATTGTAATGAGCAGTGCCGCCCGCACCTACATTGGAAGTGTTGACCACGGGGGAAACGTCCACGCCGCTGATATTGACGGGGCCGCACGCCGTGCAAAAGACGTGCAAAGCGCCGAAAATGCCGCCCTTTATAAAGCCGTAGATAATGCCGCCGTATATGATGAACACTATACCGCCGCCCGTGCCGATATCCTCAACACTGTACAGGATGCCCGTGCCCGTGCAGCCGTTGCTTGTATCATTGACGGGTATACTATGGACCAAACCGCCGCCCGTCTTGCTCAACTGTACCCCGCCGAAAAGTGGTATAAAATGCGTGTATCCCGTCTCATTGCCGCCGCCCGTGCCGATATTGCCGCCGCTGATGGATACCGGGACAATATACAGTGTGCCGCATATCTGGATGCAATCGCCGCCCGTATCAAATAAGAATATCCCGCCGCCCGCCGTGGGCGGCTTTTCTTTTTGCCCGCCGTATATCGCCCGCTTTGTGGCTTTATGCGGCTTTTTCTTTTGCCCTATATCCTTACCATTCCAGCCGCCTTTACACGCTTTACAGGGCTTTACAGCCGCCCTACAATGCACACTTTTCAACAGGATATCGCCCAAAAATACACCTATAATAAAGCGTCGAAAATTTTTTCAAAAAATTTTTTCTGATTTTGTTACAAACGTGTTTCCCCACGGGGTATAAACGCCGCACGGCACAACAACAAACGCCGCACGACAACAAACCCCGCCGCACAAAGCGACACGGGGACACGGCACAACAACAAGCGCCGAAAAAATTCCAAAAGAAAATTTTCAAAACTTGTTACAAACGCCGTTCCCCACGGGGTAACAACAGAAACGCCGCACAACAGCGGCGGCAACAAGTTCAACAGCACCGGACAAAACGGAACGGATGCCCAGAACAGGAAAATCCAGTGAATCCTATAATGCGCTGGACGATGTTGGCCCAAAAGAAATTATGGGCCGTTGGTGTCGGGAATCGCCGCCCACATGAACACATTCGCAAAAGTTGCGAGAATGTGAAAGCGACCGACTATGTGATGCAGGAAATGGCACCATGAAAGTGACCTGAAAAACGGCTACCAATGGATGTAATCGTAAGCTCCAACAGGAATGCAAGCCTAAACGCAAGCCCTGACTGGGGGCATCTAACTACACCTGCGGCCGATAGTGCTTTAGTCGGCGCTGGTATTAAAGGTGCAAGAGAGCGTACTGCAAACGCAATGAATGGAGATAGAATTGAAATCAATGCAAGTGATTGATTGAATTGGCTCCGTCAATGAAAATCGTTGCTCCATGGCCCCTCCGGGACTATGGATTCAAAGTATTCGCAAGCAATGATTGAAATGATATCGAAATTGATTGTGTGGTGATTTTAGCGATATTACATAAGACTGGCGCAAGCTGGCCTTGTTTGATATATAGCCCTCCGGCGGCAACGTCAGAGGGCTTTTTATATGTCACTGAAGTGGTTCAAATGATTGCAGTTCGATTCTGCAAGGTGGCGCAAAACATATCAAACGAGAGGTAAAACTTATGGAAACCACTACTACTATGAACACCACGCCCGAAACTGAGACCAAAGTCGAAACGAAAGCTCCTCAGACCGCTGAAGAGTGGAAGGCTGACGCAAGTCGCAAGCTGCTGGCTCTGGAACTGGCTGTCGATGAATACAAGGCCGTAGTCAACACGAAAGACTACGACGCAATCAAAGATAAGCTGGGACGCGTCAACCTGGCACTGGCTGGCTACAATGGTTCGTACAAGATGGCCGTTTACGCTGAGCTGGCTGAAAGCGAAAACCCCATGAAAGCGGCCGTCGAATACGGCTATCTCAAGTGTAAGCGTGTGAAAGAAGTCGTTGATCGCGACACTGGCATGATTGGTGTTGAAATCAATGATGCAACCGTTGATAAGCGCAACGTTCTGAATCTCATTGAATTTACCCGCTTTACGACCGCAAAGTTCAATAACGCAAGCTGGCCCTTCGCCTGCAATGAGTTTGCCCGTGTAATCAGCATGGACACTATGGCAGAGCATACCATGAGCGCCGAAGAGCAGAAGGAGTTTAATGAGGCGTATGCTGAAAAGAAGGAAAGCGGGCAGCTCGTCCTGAAGTCTGTTGAAAAGATGAAGGCCGGCGCAACTGTAAGCAACAATGACCTCATCACTGATATTCAGAGCATTTTCGATGCCATTCTGATGATTCCTGTTGAAAACAAGAAGGGCGAAACCGTTAATGCCATCAAGGCAACCAGCCATGAGCTTAAGTTCATTATGAACCGTAAGTCCGGAGCTGGTAAGAACGCTCGTGACACTCATGTAATGGGCGGAACGGAAATGACTCAAGCAATTATGAACATGATGTGGAACATCGCAAGCCATGTCGATGAAAAGGGCGAACATGATTATCATGCCGACTACACCTTCAGCTTTGGCAAGTAATCACAATTGCTATGAAAAGCCGACTGAGCGGCTATAAAAAGGCGTTAGGCTCAGTGCGTGGGGCCCTTCTGGGTCCCGGTCGCATTACAGAAATGAACACAAGTATTGCGAAAGAAAGGATGAAAGTTGTATGAGGTTCAATATCTATTTCGATGATGGTGTCATACTCCCCACTGAGGACATGAAAACCGCTTTCAAAGCGTGTGACATGCCAGACCGTGTGGCCGCTGTGACTGCCGTGAACTACAACGGAACGGAAGAGGTTCTCTGGGGTGAAAAGCCCTGCGAAACCGCTCCTGATAAAAGCGAACGCTGGAAGTATCCTAATCCCATCGTGACGAACGCAACCATTGATGAAGTAGGATTCAAAGCGCCTTTTGTTCTGGAAGCGAAAGTGCACAACAAGGAGACCGACCAATATGAAACCCTTTATTATGAGCTGGATGCAACCGGTTTCAAGAACGCAACGAAAGACGTTGAAACCATGGTTGCCAACAAGCACTCGGACTGGACCAGAACCAAGCGAATCTTGACAGCAAGATTCTTCTCCAATAAAAATGGTCAGTTCAATCTGGAAGGTTCGTTCAATTTCGCATTCTAAATGCAATCGCTAAATGCAATCGCCTAATGAAATCGAAAAGGAGATCCCGCCGGGTATGAAATCAAAAATAATAGCTAGTGTCCCGAGCATGACGTTAAACTGCTTTGCCCTCAATATCAGAGCCTCCACGCGGCGAGGGTGGATAACCAACAAATCTGAACTGGAATCCAAGACAAATCCATGATATAATAACCCCAACGAAACCCAAGTCCAATGAAAGGGGTACTATGTTATGGATTGGATCGAAAAGCAGAATGATGATTTCTGTAAATGGCTCCAAGATATAGGAAAGCTCGAAAAAGTGTGCGCTAATGGTAAATCCTTTATGGTGAATCCGAAAGCCATACAAACCATTATGAAATTGAATGCTTTTTTCAAGACGAAATCAGATGAGCATATTCAAAAATGTAAATCTGTAGGAATTGAATGTCAACCATACTTGATAAAACTAGCTATGGGGAATGAATCAAGTCCTTGGTTTGGTTTTGAAACGTATTACATTGCGACAGATGAAGATGGCATTTCGTTTTCAAAAGAGGAACAAAAAAAGTTTGACGAAATTTGTTCTGAAAATATAAACGGGATAACGTTTTCAGCAAACAAATACGATGGCGTTTCTATTACAATGGTTATCGAGAATTTCTATATCGAAGTAAAATAAACCCGGATTCCAAACGCAAGCCCTATGAGCATCACAGCTCGTAGGGCTTTTTCTTATGCCAAAACGTTGATGAATTCCTCTGGCGGTATCGGAGCGAATTCGTTCGGCGTTTTCTTTTTACCTCTTTTCCTTGTCCAAAATGCTGGGCGATTTACGGTACCAGGGCAGACGTAACCGTAACCACAACAAAACAAAAATTGAAAGGAGCTTAGCAAAATGAAATTCGTCAGAATCAACGGCGAAAACCACGCCGGTTACGCTCTGCTTGATATCGTCGAGCACAAAACCACGAGCATGACTGTTGCAGAGCTGATGGAAGCTCTGTCCAAGTGCAGCCCGGACGCATACGTTACGTTCGGCAATAATTACGATGATTATGTCATTGAAACCGTAAACCAGATTTGAGTATCAAATGAAAAGGAGAATCATCATGGATTACTTTAGCACTGAATTCGTTTTCGCTTGCGGCATCATCGTTGGTATCGCTTTGGCAATTGTAGCGCAGTCTATCTGGCGTGATTTCCGCCGGGCGGCACGCCATCACTAAGCGTCGCTGTCACTAAGCGATGCAGCCACAGCAAGCGTCACTGTTCGAATCTAAACAAAAAAAAGAAAGAGGTATATCGTTATGAAATCCATTCTGAAATCGCTGAAACAATCCGCCCGTTCCATGGCTGTGACAGTCGCCGCTGTCTTTCTGATGGCCGCAATCTTTGCCCTGCCGGTTCCCACTGCAAGCGCCGCCACTGCAAGCGCCGCTGGTCACAAGCCTGGCCTGAATGGTCATTACATCCTGACTGGCATGGTCACTCGATATGATGTGATTACTGGTCTTGATTTGCACGACAACGAAAGCACCCTGTTGTACTGTACGATTGAGGACGAATGCGGCGAGACATGGTGTTATGCCTACGAACTGGGCAGTGAAGTACCGCCTGTGAATCAAAACCTGACCCTCATTATGAATTGCAATGGCACTCCTGATGATATCGACGATGATATCATCGAAGACATTTTATGGTGTGACTGTGAAAGCGCCGCCGATGAAGATTGAAATGGCATTTGCTGCCATTTAATAAAACAAAAAAAAGAGAGGTAAAACAAAATGGATAACATGAAACTGCTCAGATACGCCCGCGCCGCCGCCGTCGACAAGTGGTGGTGCTATGACAAGATTGCCACTCAGTATGCAGGTCATCGCGCTGAAAGCCTGGCTCGTAAGCTGGCTGATGAAGCAAAGGCGGATGTGAATGCAATCGCCGAGATGATTCGCGCCGAAGAAGCCAAGCGGAGTCTGAATGCCGATGTGATTGCAGAGCTGAAGAATCTGATCAAAGAGCAGGTCAAGCCGCAGCAGTCTCCCAAAGCGCCGCAGACCGGGGCCCAGCGCATGAAACAGGCCATCAAAGAAGCTCCCTACGTCCTTGTTGTCAAGTGGAATAATCCCATCATGGGCGAAATTGAATACCCCTGCAAGAGTTACGCCGATGCCGAGAAAAACTTTGAAGCCGCTAAGCGAGAAGTTCACAATGGCAACGTAACCGAAGCCCATGTGTACGAACAGGGCGAAGGTCAGCGCGTTCCCGTGATGGGCATTATGAGCGGCAAGCTGTAAGAGCACCGCTCCACAAGAAGGGAAATGAAATCGAATGCTGACTGTGAAACAAGTTTTTGAATTCGCTCGTGATGGTGCGTTCGAGACGTATAAGTTTGCAACTAAGTGCGAGAATTTTGACGCAGCACATGCGCTTGCCCAGATTATCAAAGAAATTCAGAATGTCATTGACAACCTCGACAAAAAAGAAAACTATATCGCCAGCTCGAATCCAGGCACTGAAACAGCTGTTCTCTTTGCTCTGAATCTGAAAGAAGGCGATGTACAGAAGCTCAAAGCGGCAAAACGTCCACAACCAGTGCAGCTGTATCAAGTTCGCGTCACCCATTTGACGGGCGACGAACAGGTGTTGCGATTTCCGATTCTGGCCGCAGCCAGTTCTACGCTCGAGCTGCTCAAATATGAGTTGGAAGTCGGGCGAATCCGTGGGGCAAAAATCGTCAGGGTAATTCCCAGTGTCGGCATGAAAGAAACTTTGGTAAGCATTGGCGAAACTGAAGGGGAGGACACTTTCTAATGATTTTGTCAGAGATCTATCAGATGCATGACAGATTGTGCGCCGTTGTGCTGGACCCGGAAAGCGAAACTCTTACGCCGATTCGTGTTGTAAATTTGGATACGAAAGAGCTAACCCCGCAGTTTTTCAGTGATGCGAGGGCGGGATTTCCTGATGCGAAACCATTCCGGCCGTACAATCCCAACAGCCTGAACTGGCTCATCATTGAAAAATATGGTCTGCTGGTTGCATCTATCAATAATCGGGGTGGATTTATCGTATTTGAAAGTCCTGATATGATTCCTCTGACAAAATCTCTATTCAGCAAGAAAGCGAGGTTGAATTATGAGAGACGTTTTCCCTCCAGAGAAACATGCAATCGCCGTGTATCCGCTTAACAACTGGGGCGGGCTTGAGATCACAGCGATTGAAGAGGCGTGTGTTGAAGTCGCAATCAACAATGGTGAGCGCCGCAAGCAGGCTGGCCGCCACAAAATCTATCAGACGAACAAGGGCCATGCGTATTTCATTATGCATGGCTCTCGTTATTATCTGGACGAATTCACAAGAGTATAAGCGCAGCAGTCGAAAGGAGCAATATGAATTATGTTCGCAACATACCTTAGTGACACGGATTTCATCTGGATGCAAGAGCGCAGTCATAAGCGCCGCATCGAATTGGCTGACCCGTACTTCCTGCCCTATAGCAGACTCCGGCCGCGTGTTCAAATCGAATTGCGGTTTCACATTCTGACTCTGCCATTCACAGTAAAGGAGGGTGATTTGATTGTCTGAGCATCCTATTGTCTGGGTGTTCGCCGCCATGTTGCTTCTGGTGGGCGCACTCCAGCAAATCGGAACCGGCCTGTATTATCTGGGGTGTTTCCGCCGCTACAATCAGGTGATCGACACCCTGGCACGCTGGTTTGATACCGTAGATCCGATCGAAATGACGGAAACGATTCGCAATTTCTTCCTCATCTCGATCGCCCTGACTCTGTTGATTGCTGTGGTCGTCTAAGCAGCACGCAGTAATACATAAACGCAAAAAAAATAAAAGAGGTAAAAAACTATGCTGTACTATCGTACCAAAATGGAAGCCAACAACAAGCCCATGTATATGGGAAAGAAGCGGGACCACGAAGAAAAGTGGTCGATCTATATCGCAGATGAACTGTTCACTGAGAAAGAGGTGTGCAGGTTGAATCTGAATATGGATTATCTGGAGCCGGTTGAAATTCCGCGTCTTCAGACTCATAAGCAGGGCTGTTTCCGTGTTGCGAATTTCGATGCCACCATCACCAAGGTGGGGCAGAAGCCCGAAGTCGAGCCGCTGTCCAAGGAAGCCACGCGGGAACTGGTGAAGAAGATGAAAGACCGAGAGCTTTATAAGGCACGTATCAATCAGATTCCCGATGCCCGTCCTGCAACTATTATGATTCGACTCAAGATGCCGACCCCGAAGCAGGCCGGCGGTGCAAAAGCAGGTGGCGCACAGTCGAGCGGCGCACAGGAGTAATCCGGCGGCGCTACTTATAGCGGCGCACAATACATAACAGTGAATTTTAATCAGATTTATAATAAATGCTTTGCGGTGGCGCTCTGGTAAAAATCGGGGCAACAAACTGCGAAGCTCTGCACATGTCGGGCGACTGGTGGTACCGAGGCAGACGTAACCACATCCAATGCAATAGCATAATAAAATGTGCAAAAACGCGTGCCAATTCAATTATAGACTGCACGAAAAATTGCACAAACAGGAAAGGAGAACGCGGTCATGGATATCTATATTGTCATGCAGAACGTCAAAGTCAATGATTCTGAATTTAATAGATGGCGCGACAATGGTACTCATCCACTATCTGCTCATCGTAGTTTTGACGTGGCATTTGATACTATCTTCAAAGAATATTGTTCTATCAGAAAGAAAGAAAACATTTCGGATGTGAATTACAAAGACGGCGATGAAGCTAGTCTTGAGTATACTTTTACAGACCCTATGTTTGGAGTTCAATACAAATTCGAACAGTGGGTTAGTTGTGTTGAGTTAAAAGACGAGGAGGCTCTGCAGCATGGGTGATTACGCTGCCGCTGGCTATCAGCTCCAGCATTACAAGATCACATTCTATGCCGACAATAATGGCAAAATTCCGCTCAAAGTGGTCCGCCGTGCATTCGCCAGTTACGATTGCGCCAAGATGTGGGAAGCTGATGTAATGTATCGAACTCCTGAATATAACAGTGTCACGATCGAGATGGAATGAAAGGAGGCGGCGCAGTATGTTCGTTTGGGGAATTTTTATGTCCCATGAAGATCGTGACGAAACTATTCACGACGACAAGTTTCATTACGATCTTTTTGCTACTGAAGAACGAGCACTTGAGTATCTTAAAGAACAAGAAAAATGGTGGCATAACATCTACAATGATCCTTGTATCACAGATGCGGCTAAGAAGGAAATCTTTGGTGGTAAAAAGCCAGACGAATCTATTCGCTTATTCAAAGAGCCTGCCGAAATCTGCGGCGAAGAAGATGTATGGGTTCTTACTCGCGATTACATTTCCTCAACTGGAGCCGAAATGCGCGAAAGAATCATGGCAAAAGAACTATCAGTAAAAGAATAAGGGGGCAAACGTAGCAATGGTTCTCAACATGACTGAACTTTCTATCGCCCAATGGTCCAATACCCAGCTCGATGCAGCTCGCAAGCTGTGTACAGATGGCACTCTTCATGATTGTGCGCTACCTATTATCGTGCCGACTGATTCCTCTGTCCGAGTCAGAGTTCTCGCATGGGATACGGCTGATACAGTTATGACCATGAAACCGGAAGCTGTAATTCTTCAGGGCGAACCTGTTTTTGTAAACGCATTCCTTGAGCGATACGGTACAAGAATTCAGTGTTACTCTCCTTGCTACGTTGATGGCAAGTTCGTGCAGTTCAGGAGGTTTTGATTATGTCTGACTGGAAACTCGGTAAGGACATGATTCCCAGTGATACAATTCTTGATCCTGTCACATTCGATGACTTGATCCTGGCTTTGAAATGCAACTGTGAGCGCATCACGCCGGATGCGGTCATTATTCAGGCGACGGAGATTATCAATCAGCGGCTGGAAGATTGGAAGTATCTGCTCGAAAATAACATGGAAGAAATCATTGCGCTGGCAACGGATGAACCGCTTGAAGACGCTGGCCACGATGATATCACACTCGAAGAGTAACGGGAGAGGAGGTTTTGCTAGATGACATTCAATGAAGCAGTCGGTGTTCATTTTTGTGATATTGACAACGAAACCGATAAGCGGCTTACGTTCCGCGAACTCAACATTCGTTATATCAATCATCTTGGAGGGTTAGATGTAATTAAAAAGTACATCCCGTTCGAACTCGACTACTTGATTCCGAAATATCAACAAGATCGTCATCTTAACAATACCTCTTTAAGAATCTGGGATGAAGCTGCAAATGGAATTAAAGACCTTTGCTATCAACATCATGTTACATGTACAAGCCAAGCTGAACGAGTCTGTGTTTTGAAAGAAGCGGCCGCGATTCTGTGTGAACGAGCGGCGCAATAAGAGGAGTGTTAATTTGTATACGATCAAAGTAACATATCGTGCAGCAATCGCAACAAGCACGCGGCTCGATTATAAGAAGGCTACTTACCAGTTCGAATCTGTGCCAAATGATGTGGTCGATACGCTGCGTGCTGCCATTGATACAGAGTATAAGAAGCGATCAAAAGAGCAGCATGTTGTGATGATTCACCTTGAGGCGGCGCTTGAGACCATGGAGCGATTCAGAAAGCGCATGTACGTGCCAAACTCCATCGAGAGCGTTGAGATCGTTGACACAGAAGAAAATGGCGACTAATCAACGCCTGTTAGTTGTTGAGCAAAACCCCAAACGGTTGTATAATAAAAAGGAGCGTAACAGTATGAAGTCAGTACAGATTACATACGATGCAAAAGTTAAGATCGGAACCAGCTATGAACGCGGCGAAGCATGTACGCAGCTCGATTTCCTTGACGATAAGGTTGTGGAGAGCCTGATCGCTGATGTGAATGCGGCACCTGCTGAACAGAGTTCGCACTGGTTCGATCTGCTTCAGACGCTTACCTTTATGAACATGCTGCAAGGACGAATCTTCATTCCGACTTCAATCAAGATGATTCAGGTCGTTGCTGAGATTCCGAATTAAGTCACAAAAGAACGAGTGATGCTGCAAAATTGTTGAAAACTCACTTGTTCAAAATGTTGAAAACTTAATCGCTGATTCATTCTTTCGCTTGCAACAATAATTCATTCCTATTTCGAACTCGAACTCAATTACGCAATCGCCAATGAACAAGCGACGCGAAAATAAAATTGATGATTAAGTTTAAGAGGGTTATAGGAGATAAAGGAGATTGTTAAGGGGAAAAAGAACCATCAGGGAGAAAAAGAGAAAGAAGGGTTTTTATGGCGAGCTTAGATCTTGGCGTACACGAATTCAAACCGGAGGACTTCCTCAAGCTGGTTCAGCAGCACGATGACTTCACGATTGTGTGCGGCTCGAAATCTTATCTGCAGATCCATGTGCCTACAAAGTGGGTTCAGCTGGGCAAGACCACTCGTGGGACGGATTACCTGACCTGCCGCAACAAACGCAAGAGAGACGGCCATCTGTTCAAAATTTACGGAAGTAAGTTTGTTTTCGAGATCACTGACACCGCACATGGATTGAGCGGAGTTTTGAAAACTGATCGAAGCGACGATGAATTTATTGTTTCGATGTGGAAGACAGAAGGCTTTGTCTTTGACGGCGATGACGAGTAAGGAGCGATAAATCGTGGAAGAAATCATAATGAAAGCCATTCCTGAGCATGGCGGCGTTTCGATGTCCCGGGCTGAGCAGGAGACCATTATCACCATTGGCGCTCTGGATAAGACGGCCGATGTGTGCACCAACGATCCTGTTTACTGGCGCAAGCTTGATGCCATGTGTGAGAAACATCCTGACGAGTACAAGCTCACCAAGATCCACCGCACGAAAGACGGGTTGATCCTGTGTAAGTGGTATTCGGTGCCGCGTAAGCTGGTTCGGTTCGGAACGCCGACAGCGCCTCGCGAACTGACCGATGAACAGCGTGCAGAACTTCGTGAGCGAATGAAAAAAGTACAAGCTGCTCGACAGAATAAGGCCAGCGTCGATTCTCAGCTGAATTCATAAAGAGTTTGACTGTATTCTAAACATACATCATGGTTCGGTAATGAAATTACTCTACTGAGATGTGTTAGGTGTTTTTGTCTTGTAATTCTATTAGAGAAAACAGCAAGGTTTGAATCAGGAGGTGAATGAGATGAACGCAATGCCCTTCGACGATTCCGCATAGTACAGCAGAGTCGCCACAAAAACAGATTGAGATGAATAGCAAGTCGAAAGGTTTGCACGTTTAGGCCAAGCCAAACGGAACGAATTGTTAGAGTGAGACACCCCACCCGTGGCTGCCACTCAAGGACCGAGGAGCTCAGCAGGTGACCCTACTGGGAGGAACTCACGGCGGTGTCCAAATAGAATACAGCGATAATGCGTCACTCCGAAATCCCAGCCGCGCACGCAGCTCATCCGCAGCTCATCTACTTGCTGCCTGCTGCAGCGATCGCACGTGAGGCATAGGACTCCACAGATATTTAGATCTCAATTTGAAACAAAAGTACATAATCGAATAAGAAAGTGAGTTGAAAACTATGTTGAAAACCGGTCCTCCCATGTGAGGAATCCCGTATTTTACGAGCAGATTTGTGATGAATTGTTATCTGGTTTTACCACGATAGCACGTTTAGGCCAAGCCGAACGGAACGAATTGTTAGACCGAGGGGACACCCCCGAGGAAGGCGGAAGACGCGTCGACTGCAGGTACCAGACATCGCTGGCCACACAAACCGGTGTCATCAGGGGTCGAATGAGCCTTAAGACACCCCAATCCGACGCATCCAACAACCAAATTTGCGCCACAACCCCTGGTTCATGAAAGATCTCCATCTCCAGCTAGTAGCTTCAGACAGATTTAGATCACAAATCGCCTATATTATAATAATGAAGGTTGTGATAAGAGCGACAAATACAAACAAAATGTAATGCTGTCATTTGTGAATATTTTCCAATTGACAACGATACGTTTTTGTGTAATACTTGTTTCAAGCGAAACACACTTTACAATATCAAACGAAAAGGATGAGGTAAAAAATGAATGCGAATGTAGTAATGCAAGTAGCCACCACCAAGCAGTTCGGTGACATGGAGATTCAGGTCTATGAGAATCCGGCGGTCGATCACACCAGAGCTCAGGATGATTTCTATATGACCCGTGAGCAAATTGGCACGGCGTTGGGATATAAGAATCCTTCAATTTCGATTGGAACGATTCACAAGCGCAATGCGGCTCGTCTTGACCCGCTTTCAGGGTTAATCAATTTGATTACCCCTGGTGGAAAACAGCAAACCTACGTATATAATATGCGTGGTGTCATGGAGATCTGCCGTTACAGCACTCAACCCAAAGCGAATGCTTTCATTGATTTCTGCTGGGATGTGATCGCCGCTCTGATGCGGGGTGAAACCGTATCGCTGAATGCCAATCAGACTGAGCTCAAGCGGCAGGAGCGATTCGACAAGATGACTCAGACGCTGGCGGAGATTCATTCTAAGATGGACGCTCTCGAAGCCGCACGCCAGCAGGACCGCAACGCTCTCGACAATGTGTTGTTCGTCTGTAAGCAGCTTGAACGAAAGCTTATCTCGATGGGTCAGCCGCAGAAGCAGCCTGAGCAGACCGCCACAACTGCCACAGCCGCCGCAAAGGAAACCCACACCACTACATACAAAGGACGCAGCGAATGGCGGACTGAGATCTACAAGCTCGGCAACTCCATCGCTCGCATGACTGGTCTGACGCTGAATGCGGTTCTGAAACAGGCTTATGATTATATCGGCCGCAACTATGGCTGGTATTTCAAAGACGAACGCAAGGCGTATGTTGAGCGGGTCGGCTACATGGGTGACATCAAGAACCTCAGCGGCTTGGACATTATCGAGGACAGCGAAACGTGGAAGTCGATCTTTATGTCGATCATGAAGGATCGGTATGATAACGAAAAGCATGACGCTGAGGTCCGAAAGGGGATTAAGTCTGCACTCACCAAGAAGCCGCCTATGATCCCTGCTGATATGATTCCTACTCGCCACAGAGTAGAACCTGCTCCCGAGGTCGTTGCTGAAGAACCCGCACCGGTCGTTGTGGCCGAGGCTCACGCAGTCGAGATTGAAACACCGGCGGCTGAAACACCGGCAGTCGAAGCTCCTGCGGTTGAAGAGCCGAAAAAGAAGTATTACTACTACAAGCCGAGTATCACGCTTCCGATCGTTGAACCCATTGCAAAAAAGCTGGGCGATAAGACGCTTGGGTATTGGGTTACCTATGCAAAGATCTATGACGCGATCGGCACTGCAAAGATGGACCGAATGCGTAAAGCGTATGTACGTTCTCACAATAAGCCGCCCAAGTCTACTCCTGATATCTTCCAGAATTCTGATAAGAACATGAAAGTGTTTAAGGAGGCTGCAAAGATCGTGGCGGCAGCTATCTAAGCTATCTACTTCCTCCATTAGCCTTTGAGGCTGGCAGCCGGGAAAGACCGGCATATAACCAGGTGTAGCTCAATTGGCAGAGCGCGTGCTTTGGGAGCATGAGGCAGCAGGATCGTAACCTGTCACTTGGACCATAGCATAGGGCTTTATCCTTTCTCCCTGTGCAAAAAAAGCGAAGTTTTTTCTCTTTCACTTTTCCTTTTTCTTCGCTCGTGGCTGAAAATGCCGGGCAGGTACGATAATCCTGCTTTGATATGGAGCTGATGGTCGTACAACAGTTCGATTCTGTTGGGCTCCAGCTAGGTTCGATGCAGCGGCGTAGTGTAGTACAAAGCTGCTGGGGTGGCGCAATTCCACCGTGGGTGATCATACTCCCCCTCTGACACACCCATAACGCTTATATCCGAAAATGTGCGAACAGACTGCGACGAGGTAGCTCCTCGTGGAGTGATGGTCTGGTGACAACATGAGTAGGCTATTGGATGGCCTGAGTTGTGGTCTAGCTAAGTCCGGTGCCCAGACTGGCGGAGAGTGAATTTAAAAGGGCAGTCTTTGAGGATGGACACCATAAGAGACCAATTCGCTTATGTGTTGTATCCGCTGACGCGACTGAGTATTGCGCAAACTTTGTAAGCCGCTTGCTCCTCGCCGATGCCGTTACATGGTTAAATCCTCCTCTCTTGGGCTAGTAGCTTAGTCTGGTTAAAGCCGGCAGCTCATAACTGCTTGATCGGGGGTTCAAATCCCTCCTGGCCCACCATTTTTTAGTAACATTTTGAAAGAAGGTATGGATCATGGCAAATCTGAATATCGAAGAAATCGTTGAATGGATGATTGAAGAAGCGAAAGATAAGGCTTCCGATAGCATCGCAGTCATTGATGAAGGAGAAATCGTTAAAGAATTCGGAGTGGAGTCTGGATGGCTTCAGAGCCATGGTCCAGAAATCTATCACGAGTGTGATCGGCACTCAGAAGTTTTGGATTCTTTGATTTACACTGGAAACGATAGAGATTATTGGTCTATTCAGCTTACCATTAACAAGGAGTAATCAAAATGACTGACGCATATCTCAGTATCATCACGAATTTCGGGTGCCACTACAGTTGCCCTGAGTGTATCGTCCGCAATAACAAGCTCAAGATGACACCGACAGAAGAGTATTCTTCTTACGCTCAGCTGTGGCAAGTTCTTCATAACGAATGCAACGATTGCAACTGGGTGTCTGTGTCTGGTGGCGGTGATCCGCTTTTCCACTGGTGGGAGCATCAGGCATGGTGGCTTGGCTTTTTCGAGATGTGCCAACGCTCTTGGCGCAAGACCGAACTGCATACCAGTTACTTTGATGCAGAAAATAATCACGAGGTTATGTTGTTCCCGTTTGATAAGTTCGACCGTGTTGTCTATCATGTTCACGGACTGGATGATCTTGATAAGATTTGCCGTCGAGGCAATGAAATCGTTCGCGTTGTCTTTGTTGTGGATGACATGATGGATGAAGAGGAAATCAATAAGATCGCCGACTTTGTTGAGATGTCTAACGAGATCGACGAGCTTACGTTCCGGCAGCGTGTGGACGAGCACTACAAAGAAACTTACCATCTGCACGACTTCCTGTTGGCTGGTCATCAGAAACGCTGGTGGTATGTAACTCAGTGTGATTACAATACCTACTTCCATAACGGCAAGCTGTATACCAAGTATACCGATATCTTTGATAAGGAGTGATTCAGATGTACATCGTCGTAAGCGATTACACCAACGAGAAAGCTGATATCTACAAGTCGGTAAGTATCGATAAAGCATTCAAATCAAGAGACGATGCGATTGCTTTTGCCGCTGTCAGCTTTCAGTGTTTTCTCAATGGGATGCCTGAAGATGAGGCCGCTCGGTACGAAGATGCAGTGAAAGTTGACACTGAATCATACGCTGATTTTTGCGGATGCGAGTTGAACCCATATCCTGAGTATGTTATCGGTACGGCAGTCGGCGATGGTGAAGATAATCACATGTACTACATGGTGTTTGAAGTAGAGGAGTGACCTGCGCAAGCAGTGGCGGCTCGGAAAGACGAGCATATATGTTTCGGTGCTGGAATCGGCAGACAGGGGAGTCTCAAAAACTTCTGCGCAAGCATGTGGGTTCAAGTCCCATCCGAAACACCACCGGCTCGATCGAGTCGGGAGCTTGTATGTAGAGCGAAACGGTTTGGCAAATCGGAAAGACGGTTGACTGCTGGACAGACAGCTTTGATATGCTACCGTGGTGGAAAGCATACACGTTCGCCTTAAGAGCGAATGCCAGTGATGGATTGCGGGCTCACATCCCGCCGGTAGCACCACCCCGAAAGGGGTAACATAATAACTCTTGTCAATTATTCTCGGCTCGCTCGAAAGGGTGCAATTGGCCTTGTAAGCCGAGTATCTTATGCGATTGTAGCTCAGTTGGTAGAGCAGCAGGCTGAATGCGCGTCGGTGGTTCAAGTCCATCCAATCGCACCAGGGTTCCTGTCTTTTTTGGATGTTATTCAGCGGGAACCTTTTACCTCATTCTTGTTATTCCCGGCTCTTTTGATACGATGCTTCGGTCTATATCGTATCGAAAGCAACAAGGCTTTGTAAGCCGGGCTTATATGCAGCGGTCGTATAACGGTGAATGTGCCAGCCTTCCAAGCTGGAGATGTGGGTTCGACTCCCATTCGCTGCTCCATGCCGCAAGGCAAGACAGCTTTGCCCATTAGGTCTCTAATAAAATGGGGAATAGGTACATGGTGGTAAAAGTACGATCAATAAAATAGCCACGACTTCCTTGTTGCGCCCTAATGTTTCGGATATTGTGGTCCGGAATGGAAGTTGTCCTGCTTGGAGAATCGGGAGTGCAGGTGTACCTAATTTATATGCGGCTATGGCGGAATGGCAGACGCGCCAGATTTAGGATCTGGTCTTCGGGTGAGGGTTCAAGTCCCTCTAGCCGCACCATGTTCGAATATCAACAATAAAAAAATCGAAAGGGTAATGTATTATGAAGGTGATTATTAGCACAACTCCTCTTAACGGCGTACTGACTGATATTACTCTCGATACGGGAGAAGACAAAAGCGACGTGGTGGATGTGGTTGGTAACAGCATGATTACCACTACCATTGATTGGCTCAACAGCAAGAAGATGTCGAAAGAAGATAAGAAAGTGTACACTGATATCTTGTGCAAAGTCTTGAAGGAAAATATCTTAAAAGGGCTCAAGTAAGGAGGGAACAGCCGTATGAACTCCATTATCAATCCTTGGGTGTTCTACTGGATTGGCATCGTAGATAGTGTCAGAACACTACTAATCGTCATTCTAACCGTGCTTATGATCGGAGGAGCGATTATGTTCATGTGTACTATGAGCGATGCAGACGATCGTGGCTTTAAAGACAAAGATGTAGCCGAGGAAGTAAAACTCTGCATCAAGGTTGCAATTGCAACTTTTGTTGTCGCGGTTCTGGTTTGTGTGGTTCCTTCTGAAGATACCTGCTATAAGATGCTCGCCGCTGATATGTTTACGCAGGATAACATCAACAACGCCACTGAGTATGTCACTGACGTGATCGATTATGCGGTCGACAAGGTCAAAGAAATGGATAGAAAGGACTGAGTAACATGGACGAGAGAAAATTCTGTATCGGTGACTGCGTAAGGCTTGAGTCTCCGTTGGGTCCTGATGATCCCAATGAGGGCAAAGAGGGAATTGTTGTTGGGTATACAGAAGATACCGATTGTCTTCAAGTGCAGCTCTGCGATGGGTACACATGGAGCAAGCCAGAATTTCGTCTGATCGAGCACCTGCATGATGATTGGTGGGCACCTGTAGAGTCAACCAGTGAATGCCGCTGCGAGTCTCTGCTTTAATTTTTTTTGCCATCCAAACACACTTTACACTGTCAAATGAAAGGAGAAAACGGATGCATATCAAGTATGTGGACGGCCATTATGAAATCGTGTCGGCGGATAATGGCCAGTTCATTCAGTCGGCCGACACATGGGACGAGGCTCTTGATGATATGAAAGAGCTGCTAATAACAACGGTATAACGAGCAAACCGGCTCGTTTACATAACATTTTTTTATTATAAAGGAGATCAATATTATGAAGGCAACTGTTAAGTACAACAACGTTTTCGTCACTTCCGCTTACGACATCGAGACCCTGAAGAAGGTCAAGAAGTTCCGCCCCGAGGCTCTGGTTCTGTACAAGGGCGAGGGCAAGGAGAAGGAGCCTGTCTGCGCCATCGGTGTCAGCGGTTCTGCTTCTGCCAATGAGATGGGTGTGACCTTCGCAAAGAATTCCGTCACTACTCCCAAGGTCGCTACCATGAGCATCGAGCTGCCCAACGGCAAGACCACTGTCGAGGAGATCAACGAGTTCGTTCGTGAGAAGCTGGGTCTGGCTATCGTGAACTGCACCAAGATCGAGGAGCAGATCGCCGAGGCTATGAGCTCTATCGCTGCTGATGAGGCCGCTATGAACGCTGCTATCACCATCGAGAACGACGCTGAGCCCGAGGCCGCCGCTGAGTAAGAGCGCCGCCTGGTAAGAGCGCCACTGTGGTTCCACGCCGGATGTTCCAGCGCAATACGTCCGGCATTCGTTTTAGATGATTCGTCAATCCGACGTTTCAACAATAAATTTTTCAAATTAAAAAGGAGTACATATTATGCTGAAGATCACTGTGGGTACCAACACCAACCGTAAGACTGTCATGGCTACTGAGGACACTACCCTGCGTCAGTGCCTGGAGGAGAACGATATCAACTACTCTGCTGGTCAGACTTCTCTGGATGGCTGTGTTCTGCAGCCTGGCGACATGGACAAGACCTTTGCCGATATGCACGTTACCGAGAAGGCTTATCTGGTCTGTGTTCAGAAGATGGACAACGCCCGTTAAGGAATTAACGGAGTCCGATCCTGAATCTGTTCGAGCGAATCTCGAATAAAGTCCGAATATAAATCTGTTCTGGTTACAACAGATAAGTAGCATTGCAGCCGCTGGCAGGCCGGTTAAAGTCTGCCTTATATGTGTCCAGTATCTGGGCTTTTTAAATGCAAGATATGAATTTAAGGAGGAAGTAACTATGGCATTCACTGGTTTGCTGACGAAGCTCGGCTCGAACGAATGCAACGAATTTTTCTCTGACATCAAGAGCAGGAACAAATTCGAAACCGAAGATAACACCGTCCTGACCGTTCTCCGGGCAGTGATGAACGAGGAGCGGCTGGCGACTTTTACCGCTGATCCAGAGAACAAAGGCATCATGCAGTCTCTGGTGGTCGAGAACGAGATCCGGCTCCCGGACGATGAGAAGTTGACAGCAGCCTATTACGCTGGTGAGCGTGGTCCGTTCACAAAGATCAAGCTCGGTCTGTATTTCCATTTCATCCCCAACAAGAAAGCAGCCGATTACATCAAGCAGGTGAAAATGTTCGACGAGGACTACAAGAAGGTGGGCTGGGTTCGTCTTGAGGATGTCTCTCTGTATGTCGATCGCAGTGGTGACGCTCTGGTTTATCAGAACGAAACCAAGCAGGCGACCATGGTGTTCGCTCCTTCGCCCAAGAGAATCCAGGTCATGCAGATGATGATGAGCTGTCTGCCTCGTCTGCTTCCGTGGGCATTCAAGGATCACCCGGCAACCAGGGATGAACTCGATCTGCTGAAGATGCTGGCTGAGCAGAAGTATGACAAGTTCAATGCGGCAATCGACAAGATCTGTGCAGCTTATGACTTCTACGGCAAGAAAGTCGAAAGCATGCTCAAGGGATTCTGCAGTCAGAACTTCACCCGCTCGATCCACGATCAGGAAGAACGTGTCCGCCGGGCAGAGAACAACGTCAACGATTATATGAGCAGCGCCCGCGATGCCATGAAGCAGGTGGACGAAGAGCAGATGAAACTTCTGGTGCTCCGGAATCGTGCCTGCAACTCTGGAGACGATGAGAAGGAGCTGGTCGATTTCTTCAAGGCGAACAAATCTCTTATCGCTCTGGATAAGTCCGGCAATCAGCTGTGGGTCGGCGTGAACTGCTATCTGAATGACTACAACGAAGATATCTTTAAGCAGTATGTCGAAAAGCAGGATAAGATGTCCAGCTACATCTACGAGGAGAGCCCGTATGATATGGATCTCACCAAGAAGCTGTTCATGGCTATCTGGAAAGAGCACCGGTTCAATCTGCGTGTCTACTGCGAGTGGATCGTCTATGATGA